TATTGACTCCTTATTAGTTAATTAAAGTTTTTTAAAATCTGCTATTGCTTTTGCTAGTTCATCACTTTCTGCTTTTGCTTCTGCCATATCTCTATCATAACGAGCCTTTTCTCTTTCTAAATCAGATAAAGACCATTCTCGTTTTGAATCATCTAAGGCTTCACCAGTTTCACTATCAAAGCATTTCTGAGCTAAGACAACATGAGCCTGTTTTATTACATTGTCATCGCTATCTTTTAATTCAGCAACCTTCTCAAATGCAACCTTCTTTGCAGTTTTTAATGAACTATATTTAGACCAATTCATTATTTATCCTTATTTACTTTCTAATGCTTTGACTTTTTCTTGCAATTCTGCTATTAATGCGGCTTGATCAACTGGTGGTTCAATATCTACCCACTCTTTCTTAGGAATTACCTCATCATCAGCATTTTTACATCCAGCAGATACCCACGCTTCAAGTTCTTTAAGTGTTCCATTATATACATCAGAACCTTTATACATTTTTCTAAGCACTACTCTTTTATACATATCCTCATTCGCATCTAAATAGGATTGCAAATCATCTCCATTTAGATTCGCTGGTGCAGTATAAACCCATTTACAATCTTCATCTAATACAGATATTGTCATAAATACCCATTGTCTGTGGTCATTTTCGATTGGTGTTGTTTGATTTATTTTAATTGCCATTTTATCTCCTACTATAGCATTACGCCTTGATAATAAAAAGTAACATTAGTATAAGGTGTCTCCTCAGCAAGACTAAAGTCACCATTAGACTCAACTTGAACCCAACCTGAATTAGTAGTCAGTACACCATTTACAGGGTGTCTTAATTGTAAGTGCTGACCTTGTCCTGATGCTATTGAAGTATATAATGCCCAACCAGGATTTGCTGCCGCTTTTCCTTCAAGCGTTGCATATACAGCCTTTACTCCTTTAGGAACTACCGCACTGGAATCTGATGTGACTCTTACCTCTGTTGTATCTCCTACACTTTCATTGTTAAACTTTTGAGAAGTTTTATTTACTTCAAACCATATAACCTCATTAGTTGGTTTAGTATAATTACCTGAACCTATTGAATTACCAAATACAAGCATTGGTTGAGATGCGTAAGTTTCACCATACCCACGAATTATTGCTTGAAATTCATCAATATCACTTGCAAGAGTTTTACTAACCTCAAGCCATTCCCATCCACCGCCACCAGTATGCTGGTCGTGTAATGCCGAATCATTATCGTGGATATAAATTCCAGCCGAACTATTGTCAGACTTCATCCAACATCCAAATGCAACAGTTCGACCAGCAAATCTTTTCAAATGCGTTGGTTCACTTTTATCTTTCGGCCATTCAGTAGTCTGACCAGCAACTGTAGGTTTAATATATAAAGAATAGAAACTACCATCCTTAGTATTACTTCCATCATGCTCTCTATAAAGGTCAGCATTTGTTGATTTACCCCACCCATCTAATGATACTGTATTAGCCGCAATACAGGCTGGTGTGACTTCGTACATTGTTATCGTATCGTAAAAAGCATATTGTGTATCTGTACCACCGTGAGCAAATTGAACATAAGTAGTTGTCGCTGTTGCTTCAAATACATAACTATGAGCCACCCAAGAACCAGTCTCAGATAACATAATGTCTCCAGTAACCTCATTACCATATTGACTTGTTCCAGCCCTTACAAAAGCCGCTGTTCCAGAACCTTGCTTTAAATAAAATGACACTTTATATAGTTTTCCAATAACTGTTGTTATATCTTGACTTGCATAACCAGAAGAACCTGAATTTTGCAACACCTTTAAGCAGTTGCCAGATTGACCACTACTTTCAGAACTTAATACTGCATTTTGTGAATCCCAGTCATTTGTATTACTCCCAAAACCACCATTTGTAATTAGATCACTACCTACATTCTCCAGAGTACCATTACTCCAAACACCAAAACCAGAGTTGGTAATTAAATTCTCTTTTAAAGTTCCATCAGTAGTGGCTATATCTTTAGCGTGGACGATTGCACCAGTTACTACACCAGCCGCTGTATCTACACTATCTTGAGCCGCATAAACGTGATCTACAGATGCATTACCAAGTGTTACTGAGTTATTTCCTACTCCTGTTGTTTCGTAACCTAATACTATTTGATTTTGACCGCTTGCAGCACTTGTAACCGCTCCATAACCGAGTAAAACATTCTGTGTTCCTGTGGTAAGGCTGTGTGCTGAAGCTCTACCTAAAGCAGTATTGTAATCGCCTTCTGTTAATGCACTCATTGAATTTTGACCAACAGCAGTATTGTAACTTGCACCGTCCAGAGCGTCATCCATTACATAATTTCCAATACCTACATTATAACTTGATGATGTGTCAGCCCATGTACCACCGCCAGAATCAACTCCAATAAATGTATTTTCGGTGCTACCCAATGAATTGTTACCAGCATTGGTATCATCCATTGCACCATAGCCGATAGCTATATTATATCCACCAGTCGTATGAACTAAACCTGCGAGGTGACCAATAAAAGTTGAATATCCAGCGGTTGTGAGAGCATTCATAGCCGCATATCCAAGTGCTGTATTACCAACTCCAGATTGTAAACTTTCACCAGCATCACGCCCCACAATAGTTGTTCCATTAGCATTATTGTGATTGATGGCTGTTCCAGCATTGCGACCTATAAGCACACAATCAGATGTTGTAGTTATCGCATCTCCTGCGTTTACTCCAATAACTGTATTTGAACCGCCTGTACAAAGTCTTAATGCATTATATCCTACTGCAATATTGTTATCACCAGCATTTCCTGTTTCCATTGCAAAAGCCCCGACTGCAGTATTACCTGCTCCATCATCAGTTCCACTTAAAGACCTGTCTCCTAATCCAGTATTGTTAGAGCCAGTTGTAAGAGCATCCATAGAACCATATCCCACAGCGGTATTCGCACTACCTGAAGTACAAGCAGTCAAAGCATTATATCCAATGGCAATTGTTCCTGTGTGACCATTTGTGCCTGTTGAATTTAAGCTAAAATGCCCGATAGCAATACATCCTGAAACTGAATTTGTACTACTCATTGCCCCACCAGATAAAGCAGTATATCCGATGGCAATATTATAATCTATTGTTCCACTTGCACCCTCATCCATAGCCCCCATTGAATCTGAGCCTATTGCATAGTTATGAGATTCACCAGCATCCATTGTATTAGCCGCATCCATTCCTATCGCAATATTATGATTTCCTGATGTTAGTAAATCTAACGCACCACTACCTAAAACTGTATTTGCAGTTCCATCAAGAATTGCCGCCCCAGAACCTGTTCCTATTGTTGTATTATGGTCGCCTGTAGTCAATGAGGTTAAAGTATTATATCCGACTGCAACATTATATAAAGCCCCATTCATAGCGGCATCCATAGAAGAATGTCCTATAGCTATATTATGATTTGAAACTGCTGTAACCCAATTTCCGCCCATTGCGGCTTTACCAATAGCAATATTTCCTTCTGAACCATCTGCTGTAGTATCTAAATCTCCACCTAAAGCATTCATACCAATAGCAACATTGTCAAATCCTTCAACCATATCTTTTAATGCATAAGCACCAACTGCTGTATTATCCCCAGCTGTATTTACAAGCAAAGCCTGATAACCGATTGCTGTATTTTCATTTCCACAATTTGCCGATAAAGATTGGTACCCTACTGCTGTATTATAATTTCCATCATCAGTTGCGTCGAGTGCTTGGTATCCGACTGCGACGTTTCCAATTCCAGATGTCAATGATGCTAATGCTGATTCTCCAATCGCAACAGTTCCATCAATATCAGTAGAGGTACTTGCTGTGTGCATTGCATCGTGACCTATGGCTATTACACTACTACAAGCAGTCGCACTATCTGCCGCATCTTTACCGATGAATACATTCTTATCACCTGTAGCCATTACTAATCCAGCCCTAACTCCCAATGCTGTATTTTGACCGCCATCTGTCAAGGCTTGTAAAGCAGTAACACCCACGGCTGTATTTTCATCACCTGTTATTGTCCCACCATCAGCAACTTGATAACCTACAAATGTATTATAACCGCCAGTTGTTAATCCGTCTGCGGCTTGAAATCCTATAGCAGTATTCTGGGTTCCAGTTACACATAACTTAAGAGCATCTTTCCCAATGGCTACTGTACCATTAACATTAGTACTTGTAGTGCTTGAATTTCCTTTTAAAGCCTCATATCCAATAGCAACACAATCAGCAACGGCAGTTGCCGCTTTAGTATCGGTCATGGCATTAAAGCCAATAGCCACATTCCTTAAAGCAGTAGTGGCTGTATAGAGAGTATTTGAACCAAGTCCGATATTATGGGTGCCAGTAGTTATGCTACCAAGCGAAAAAGAACCAATGCCAGTATTCGCTACAGTCCCTGCTGTTCCTGCTTGATTTGCTAATGCCGCATATCCTACAGCAGTAGAATAATCTGAATCTATAGAATCTTCTAAAGCAGAAGTTCCGATTGCTGTGTTTGCTTGTCCTGAGGTAATTGCCTTTCCTGCGTTCAGCCCCACGCAAACCGTGCCTGTTGCATCGGTATGGTTAATAGCCCCACCAGCCGCATATCCTACTAAGGTACAGTTGGTGGTTGAGGTTATAGCATCACCTGCGAATGAGCCGACTGCAGTATTTGAACTCCCTGTCGTGACAGATAATAAAGCATTATAACCTAATCCGACATTATTACTATTATTTCCAGTTCCTCCATACCCTGCTTGATACCCCAGCCAAGTATTGCCTGTGCCTGTTGAATTAGTATAACCAGATTGAAAACCGACTGCTGTATTGTAACTATAAGCATCTGAACCAATCGCTTGTGTGTATAAAGCACCAACTCCAACAGCAATGCTACCATTACTTATAGTTTCAGTAAAAAGTGCATCAATACCGATTCCAATATTAAAATCTCCACTTGTAATATTTGGTAAGGTTCTATACCCCAAAGCGACATTCTGGCTTCCTGTCGTAATATCTAATAAGGCATTTGAGCCTACTGCAACATTGTTTGCAACTGCTCCCTGTGCTTCTAACATAGCATTATAGCCTATAGCCGTATTATCACTACCAGTTATATGAGCCCCCGCTGAAGCACCTAATGCATTTGAACCAACTCCTGTATTATAATCGCCAGTTGTAATTCCATAAGTAGTCTGGTTTCCAGCTTGTTTTCCTATAAGTGTATTATCTGTACCACCACTTGCGATTTTATCGCCAGCTAAATATCCGAATATTGTGTTTGTAGCTCCACCACTACTATCATTATTACCAAGCGAGATTCGGGAGTTGGCATCGAGTTTAAATCTTACGCCAGTATCAACAATAAACTCCATTTCATTAGTGTTATGTAAATAAGCAAGATACCCTACATCGTTATCATCTACATCTCCAAAATAGATTATATTATTTGCACTATTTGGTGATAAAAATTGTATTCCAGCGTGACTACTATTTTCAATGGTAAGTTGTGCATTTGCGTTTGAATCTACTGTACCAGCAGTAGCCTTATGGATATGAAGATTCGTGTCTGGCGTGACTCCAATTCCGACATTGCTAAGAAAATTTGTATTGGTTGAATTTATTTCTAATGGAATAGTCGCATCTACAGCATCATTTACTGCGTTTAATCTTAAAGAGGAGCTATTTGCAGTTGTTGTAAAATTAACATTGGAAGCCATTTTTACATGAAAAGTAGCTAATGGCGTGATTCCAATTCCAACATTGCCTGAAGTGTCGATACGCATAGCCTCACTATTATTAGAATAAAATGTTGGGAAGTAATTACTACCAATACCACCAATTCTTACTTCACCAGTACTACCATAAGCTTGAAATTCCGCAACATCACCACTTGTTGCTAAAATTATGCCAGGTTTATATGGTGAGTTGCCACCAGTTTTTATTCTCATTGTTACAGTGCCGCTTGAATCCTCAATATGTAATAGAGATGCTGGAGAATCCGTACCAATTCCAATTTTTCCATCTGATTTTAAATAGAGTTGATTAGAACTCGCTTGGTCATTATATAGCTTTAGATAAGTATCATCAGAGGGTTGTATAAATCTCCATTTATTTGTGCCACTTCTTTGAAATGCTAAAGTTGTTTCTGAACCGCTTGAAATTGTTGGATTGATAATTAATGTATCTGAAACTGTTACATCTCTATTATCTGTGTCGACTATGAATATGTCACCACCAGAACTATCTCTCCTAACAACAAGTGCTGTTGCACTAGTTACATCTATTGTGGATGTGCCTTGTAAAACCTCATTTGTTGTTATTGCAGTACTACCAGTTACGGTAAGATCTGCATCAATGGTCAAATCTCCTGTTACTGTACCACCAGATGCTATATGTTCGTCAGTTGTTGTTATGAAACCCATTGTGATCTCCTATGCCAGGATAGTTCTAATATTTGCGTCTGAACCACCCTTTCTTTCAAGAATTAAATATACGCTATCTCCTAATCCATTAGGTATGACCAATGAATATATTGTATCACCACCTTTTAAATATAGATCCTTATTGGTATCTATATCTGAATCTGTGCCAGTAGTATTAAATGTGAAATAAAAATCGTTGTCTGATTGTAGATGAACCTTATGATAGCCTGTAACATTAACTGCTATACCATCGCTATCTGCCACTGTTACTGATTGTACACTCCAATCAGCAGCTGTCTCTACATTGAGGGATTCGTGAGCTCTGTGTCTCTGAAGATTTGCCATTTATTCTCCTATTTGTTCAGCCCAGCTTGCGAGGCGAGAATGCTCCTTATCTGGATCTAATATTAATTTAAGACTATTTTATCGTATCATGCCAAAACTTTGTACTCTAAATGGGCCTCTTTGTTTACCTGCATGAAATTTTTCTGTTATAGCCCTGAATTCTCTCATAAAATATTCTTTTAATTCTATCTCACCTGCGTCTTCTGCATATTTAGCCTTAACATAGTAAACTAATGCAGTGCATAGATAATCAGGTAGATCTACAGTATCGTCCTCATCATTAAGAACATCTACATTGTAATATACATCTATAGTTTCTTCAAATGACTTTTGGACAGTTGCACTACCACTATACTTAGTATAAAGAGTTATATATCCTGCACCTGCTGCTTTAACCTTATGCAAACCATTAAACTTCCCAGCTTTCCTTAATACTATATAGCTTCCATCACTTAGACTTTCAGGAGATGCAGAATAGTCATTATCTCCCTGATCTATAATTTTTAATAACCCACCAAGAGAAACATAGGTATCTATTTCGGTATTTACATCTTCTGTTTCATTGATAAAATAATCAGGGCTATGTACATATTGTATTTCTAATCCATCCGCAATACTTTCTTTAGGACTTTTCCATAATAAGCGTCCTGCAACTGCAAGATCATTTAATCCAGGCTGTGAAAGGGTTTGACCACTTGAGAAAACAAGGTCTTTTTGGACTAAAGAAAGTTTATTCCCTTTTAGATAATATGCATATTCCTTACTAGACGCCATCAGCATCCTTCCTTAATGGTTCACCTATCATTCTAGGTATAGATCTATACTCATCATCTACATTAAGATGGTTCTTACATCTGATATCAAGTACTTTTATCATGTCTGATGGAAATTCATAGAATCTTTGATCCTTAGTGATATCTATTCTCTCTGTATTGATATGAGTTTCAGATATCATATTGATCTCTCTAAGACCATCTTTGATATAAGCAAGTGCTCTACCAGTCTCAGAAGTACCAACTCTTTCCATTATTTCAAGTACAGTCATTATACACCAGCAATCATAACATTTACTTTTGCTTCTCTTGTTCCATTACCGTAATTAGCATCAAAAACTTCAATATTAGCAGGTGATTCTCCAGCACTTAATGGAATAACAATAGCCTCTCCAGGTGTTAATAACGCATGAACTTCTGAATTTATTTGAACAGTAACTTCACTAGCAGCTCCAACTGATTGTTCAACATATTCTACAGCAACCACATGTGCAGTTGCAGGAATTGTACCATCAGTTACATCAGAAGCCTCAGTCCAGCCACTATCGCCTATACCATCAGCAGCAGTAGCAGAAACAACAACACCTTTCCAATAACATACATCCGCATCTGTATATGCTGTTGCTATATTATAATTTCCACCCCATGAACGAGAATCAGCATTCCCATCTAGTATTTTATGAGTATATGCTATTCCTTGTACTGTGACATCATTATCTTGAACAATTTCACAGGCTGTATGGATTCTTATTTGATTTGCCATTTTTTATCCTTTATTTTTGTGCAGCCTGTGCTGCCATTTGCATTCCAATCATTTTTGAGTTGTTCTGTACATATGTTTGTACCTCAGCAACAGCCCATTGATAATATTTATTTGCTTCAGCTTCATAAAGTTGAGCCTTCTGTGAATTTAAGGCTGTTTTTTGAGTTTCTGAAGCAACTTCTCCCTGATATTTTTGTAGATCTGAAGTATAAAGACCAACTTTGCTTTGATATTCTTGAACTTCTTTTGACAAGGTTGCATTATACTCTTCTACTTCCTTACTTATATTAGACTGATATGATTGAAGTTCAGCCTGATATTTTTGAATCTTACTAGCATTATCAGCTATTAGATCTTCCATTTGTTTAGCAGCATTCTCTAAAGCCAATGCTTGATCTTGTGCTTTATTAAACTTGTTTACATCAGTTATAAGAGCTGCTTCTTGTTGAACATCTTGAGCGTCTATCTGTGCTTGAGTAAGTACTTTTTGCATATCTGACTGATGTTTAGCAAGCTCTGCTTGTACGTTAGCCTGATATCTTACATTATCTTTATTGAATTCATTTAATTCATTCTGGAGATCCATTTGAATCACTGATAATTCTTTTTGAATCTGAGAATCAAAAGATTTTAATTCATTAGCATATTTAGACATTTTAGCTTGGTTGTCTTGAATAGTGGCTTGCATTGTTTGACCAGCAGATTGTAACTCAGCAGTATAAGACTGTATCGACTTTTGAATATTTGTAGAATAATTTTGAGATTCAGCATTGTATTTAGCAAGAGCAGCATTATTATTTTCAATAGCGTCCTTTGCTTCTTGGGTTGCATTTTGTAAAGCTATCTTATTTGCTTCCTGTGCATCTGTTAATTTCTTTTGAAGTTCTGCTTGGAATTCTGTTGCCTTGCTTTGATATTCTGCTTGAGCATTTGATAGCTCACCTTGAAACCTAGCCAATGCATTATTATTTGTTTCTAACCAAGCAGTATAAGAGGTTGATAGCTCTAATTGATATCTTGCCAATTTTTGTCCATATTCCTGAACTTCTTTTTGAATATTTGCTTGATATGTAGCAACTTCATTTTGATATTTTGAAAGTTTTTGTATATACTCTTTACTTTCTTTTTCTAATAATAAATTAGAATCTGCCTGATGAGCCTGTGCTTCTATTTGAGCATTGGTAATTTTTTCTTGAATAGTTGCTTGATATTCTACATTAGCATCATTAAAAACATTTAATTGATTTTGTAACGCTGATTGATATGCCTGTATATAGGTTTGTATCTTTCCTAATTGAGAAGCAGCTAATTCAGTATCTTCTTCATCTTCGATCATATGACCTAATACTTCAAACCAATCACTAAAATCTTGAAAATCTGCATCTGTTCCTATTGTTCCAGAACTAATTGTTGCAGTTAATTCTTCAGTAGCACCAGCTACTACAGGTGCGGTATAAACAGGTGCTGTCCCAAAAGAAGCGACTGTAACATCTGTTACTGAAGGCGTACTAAAACTAGGTGCAGATGGAGGAGTAGGTGGAGCAACTGATATGCTAAAAACGCCTGGATCGTTGTCTCCAAAAGGATTTCTATCTTCCTCTGCTTCCCACCAATCTTCAAAACTTATAAAATCATCTAGTCTTTGAGATTCAAAAAGAGGTGGGACTAAAGACTCTACTGAAGTTTGAGTAGCATCACTATAATTAACAGTTGTAAGTGAAACAGCGGTTGGTTGTGTATCAAATACGGGGAATCCAGGATCAGTAAATGATACTGTACTTATCGTTGGTACACTAGGCACTACTGCATTAATAGCGGTTGAAGGCTTTGTATAAGTTGGTACATCTCCAGATATATCAGCTTTATTAACAGAAGAAACAGTTATCGGAAAGATTGAAGAAGCACTAGCATCTGCATTGGTTGCATCTGTATAACTTACTGTAGATATCGTTGGTACATTTGGTGCGACAGAAGTTATGGATAGATCACTACCAAAATCAGGAGCAGTAGGTGCTATAGGAGCAGTAACATCACTCCAATCTGGTATTGTATCACTGGATAACTTTGTGAATTCTTTAGCACATGCATGAAATATAATAGCATTTCTTAGATCAGAATCATCATCTAACTTAGAAAAGTCTACATATTGAACATGAGCAGTAGTTGAATCACTAGGTGCAGGTTTGACCTGTACCTTATTAGCAGGATCCAACCAATATTTAGGATGCTTTGAAGTAGCAAACTTTAAACTATTTGAATCTGATATATAGGGGCTATCTTCTATTGGAACTTGATTAGCAATATAACTTCCTCTTCTTACAGATATAATATTGTCTGTCCCTACTGGAAGTGTAATCGCTGTTGGACTTGAATCCCCACCATGAGAACCTGCAGTTGTCTCACTAGAAGCCCAGGTTAATAAATCTTTTGGAACGCTTGATACAACAAATTTTTGTGCAGAGATAATAAACTGGTCGTCAGCGTCCGAAACTCCAGTTATATTCTCTATATCTAATTCTATACTTGTAGTTGCCATATTTTATAGAAGGGGGGAAATCAATCCCCCCTCCATTTGTTTAGTTAGCTTGATTAAACAAGTTCGATACTAACAGCATCTATTCTTACTTCGTTATCAGCATGAGCTGCACTCCAATCAACATTAAGAGCTACAGCTAAAGTACCTGTAGTATCTTTTGATGTTAATGCAGTTTGACCAATAACCACAGTTGCACCTAATGCATCTGTTCTTATTTCAGAAATAGCTGTCATCGCACCAGAACTGCCTGATGCAGTTACATGAACATCAGCCCAAGCGTAGATGATATCATCATCAGCTACGTCTAGTGCTGCACCTGTTGCAATAGCAGTACCACCAAATTTAAGAATTGGTGTTAATGTATCTGTACTATTACTATCAACAACTGTACAGAATACCTTGATCCTTACGATATCTCCAACTTCCAACTTATTAGCTGGAATCATGTAAGAGAAAAGATCTGCAGCATCTGTAGAGTTTTCATGTTCACGACCTGTGCCTGCCTCAGAGAATAACTTCTCACCAACTCTATTGTCGAACGAATTTTGTCCGTACATCGGATTAGCCATTATCTACCCCCTTATGTCCAGATAGCATGGGATTCGGCCATTGACCATTCCATGCCAGCTTCGGTTAAGATTTGATCTACCCTGCGGTCAACACCTGAGTTTTCAAGTGTTTGAACACCAACGTAGACTGAGGTGTCACGATTTAAGCCATTACCAACAAGAGGTCTGTAAGCACAATGCTTCATGTTAATACCTAACATCTTGACATTAGTTCCATCTAAATGGACATTACGTGCAACATTCATGTCACCATAAACTGTCGAGATAGTTGTGATATCTACACCGAAGACCTTTTTGCGTCCTGTTAGACTCATGTCAGCCCTTGCTAGTGAATTTTCACCATTAGCACTTGGATTTGCAGACTGAAAAGCCTGAACTGATCCAAGGTTGTTAGCAAAGTATCCACTTAGTTTATGCAACCAATTGTATACATCTGTAGAACAGAAGAATACGGTTGCTCCACTATTGTTGTAGCGAGGATCAAGAAGATTTGATAGATCATCTAAGAAACCATCTTGAGACTTTGTTTGTGTATCCAAGCTAAAGACATTACCATAACTTGTGATATAATCAACAGCACCTTGAGTGTATTGAATACTATCACCATCTGTATACTGAGATCCAAATAGTAATGATGTTTCAATATCCCATTTATGTTCGATCAACTTTTCACGCCATACACGTGCCCACTCACTAGATTCGAACTTCAATACTGTGGCACGAGCCGTATTGGTCATTGCCATTGAAGTTTTCCAGATCTGAGTAAGCCCATGATTGGATTGATAAGGTTGGTCGATCCAGGTTTCTGGAAAACCAGAACCTTCAGCATGTGCCGAACCAACTACATATGTTCTTGCTCTTTCGAGAAGAGATGCAATTGATTGATCCGCTACTACTTCATCACCAGCTGCTCCACCAGGGCCGAAGTTATTATTGTAATAACCTGCAAATCCAACATAACTGGAATCTGGGGCTTTAACAACTTTACATTCAACCACTGCAGGATACTTACTATCCTTTGCAGAGCTTTCGTATGAAGATGCATCAACTGATGATACCCTTGCGAGAATATAACTTTCTCCCCATGACGTAGTTGCAGAAGCACCATCTGTCATAGTTGGGATCTTGATCAATTGACCTGGTAAGAAGAACTTTGGCGTAGTTCCACTTGCTCCAACATCAACTTTGTTGGATGTGTTACCGTATACATTCTGTACATTACCTTGATACTTATAATCACCTGCCATATAAAGTTTCAAAGTGTCACCAACTGCTACAGAGGTTCCGGTACCACCATCATTATATGCTTCTATTGTAGAATCTGCAAATTCATCTGCTCCATCATTTTGCACATAACCCATAACATAAGCATATCGTTTATTAAACGAGGGACGTTTCTCAGTATACTTGAACTGAGGATCGTCTGTCGGTTTTTTTGAAGCCAAACTCAGAAATCTGAAGAATGGATCTTGAGGAATTGCAAGCTCAGATACCCTGCTACCAAAATTATACTTTCTCCTGATATCACCAGTAGAAAGATTGGTACTTGTACCCGGGCCTCGTCCGTCAAAATCCGCCACAGTAAGATCTGTATTTGGCGTTATGACTGATACAAAATCAGACATTACGAACTCCTTTCTTTAAGTTCAGACAGACGTTATAAAATCTTATCTATCCGAACAGGTTGTCTAACTCAGAGTCAGTACCCAATAATGCGTCAAATACTGAATTATCTGCACTTTTTTCTTGAGTACGACTATTTGCTCCGCTGACTGTAGACGGCATGCTTTGTACGTTCTTCATCTGATCTAACATATCTTTTTTAGTAGCCTGTGCAACATTACCTGCAACTTTTTGCTTATTCTTCAAGTAGTTGATATCGTCAAGAGTAAGAGTATGTGTCTTTGCCCATTCCACCATTTCCATATATTCTTCATCAGACATTCCAGATTCCTTTCGAAATTTGGCCTCTTCCTGCATACGTTTATTTTCAGCTGCTTGTTTCGAAGCATTTTGCTTTTCATGTTGCAACATACTACCGACTCTTTGCTGAACGATCCTATCTACATGAGCATTCATCACCTTAGCACTATCTGAATTTGGATCAGACATTGCTTCTTGCTCGTTGTAAATAAAATCCTCATCCAGACCAAGAGAAGATTGGATGCTTTTTGATGGTTGCCCACCATTGACCAGATAATCACGGACATGCTCTACCAGCCCGCTATCGTTTTTCATTGCTTCAAGAACAGGAACAAAAGGTTCTACACTTTTGTACTGCTCAGCGAGCTTGACGGCTTCACGACTGCTATCAGCATATCGTTTTTTATAAGGGTTGCCATCATCGTCCCAGTCCACACTATTGGAGCCAACATTCTGTTCAGAGCGAGTTTCCTGTACGGGGTCGCCTATTTGTTGTTGGGTTGCCTCGGTGGGTTCATCTTGTATTGCCCCGTTCACTTCATTTTCCAGAGCATCAAAAAAAGATGCTTCAGAAGAGCCAAATACAGCTTTCTCTGCTGGATCAACTGCTTGATCTTGAGAAGGTTGATCTGGGTTACTTACTGAATCTTGAACCATTTCGTCCATTTTGTACCTCTTTTTTAGTTATACTATTGAATTATTTTACGAATTATTCTTATTACCTTGCAACTGGTTTCGAGCTTTTTGTATCTCTAGTTGCATTTCTTTCTTTTTCATAGCTGCTTCATTACTTAAAGCACCTTGAACAACAGCTTGTTCTGCCTGTGTTTGTCTATATGCATCTTTGGTATCACCTTTGATCTGTTCTTTTTGTTTAGTGATCTCCATTTCTGCTTGCATGACCTTGCCTTTGATACCAGCTTGTACCAATTGCCTTTCAAGCGTTTCAATTGTTCCTTCTTTATCCTTAAGGGCTTCTTGTAGTTGAGAAAGTTGTCCTTGTAACTGAGAGTACAAACTCTTTCTTTTTGCAATAAGATCTTTCTTTTTGATATCTGTTTCTGCAAGAACCGCAAGATCGTCTACAACGCCAAGTTGTAATAACTCTTTTAGTTCAGATAGATATGCCCATCTATTGATAGGTAGTGTGGATCCAGATACAACCTTAACATCAAACCTTGCAGCTGAATAATCCATTGATTTTCCAATTGCTTCTCCCATGTCATTGAATATTGGGATATTGATCTCAAGTTCACGATCTTCTTGTATCGCAGATGGTTGTACGATCCTAAATCTTTTATTTGCAGTATATATTGCCTGAGAATACTGCATCACTATAGTTCCAAGTTGTTTTAGTGCTGGTTCTATAGAATTTTTCATCCATTGTTTTACACGTCTTGTACCATACTCATCTAATGCAAGCATACCACGAAATGTTTCATGCTGTTGTTGAGTATCGCCCTGCATAGAAGAATAGATACCTGCAAGATACTCCATATCTCCTTTTCCTTCTTGAACAATACTAAAGAAAGCATTGGACAATGGTGCTGGCATAACAGGAGTTGGTCTTTCTGTACCAGGTCTAACTGGAAGCAAGGCACCAGGTGCGGAAGAATATTTCTCCCACATCTCTGCATCAATACTACCTTCTTCGAACATCCACCTTAAGCTACTTCCCAACGATGCATTATGAACCATGATCTGATGAGATTTATTTATTTCTTTCTGTTTTCCTATTAATGGACTAACAGCAGATATAGGATATGGGGTACCTGTCCACTTATAATGAAATGGCACAATAGGATACTCTGTTACATTTTCTGGAAGAATATATTCATAAAGCAATTGATCCCCAGCAAGACAACATTGTTTGATCCTTGTTCCGTAAAACTTAACAGCATCTACAACATTAACTGCAAATGTCTTATCTTTTAAAAGTATTTTATATTCTTTTTCAGATATTATCTTATTTTCGATCTTTGATTGTGCAGCCTGCAATTCACTCATGTATTCTTGTTCTGCAACTTGTAATTGTTGTTGCATCATCTCTTGAGCTTTTTGCATCTCAAGCTCATATCTTTCGGGTATCATCTTACCCTCAGCTACAGCTTGCTCCATTTGTTGTTGCTGTTCAAGTAATTGAACTTCCATCTCAGCAGCCATCTCTTTCATTCTGACCTGAACCTGTTGCTGTATGGCTTGCAATTCTTCAGGGCTGGGAGGGATGCGATAGAATACATTCATATATGCTATCTTTAATTTTTCATATACCTCAAAGAATTCTATTAAAGGTTCTTGTTCTCCATCCGCTGTAATACCAATATCATCCATTGAATCATCATCGTATAGAAATGTTCTTTGGTCTCCCGTACCTAACGGTCGTCTTGTATAAGAAAAGTTTGTTTGTTCATCGCTATTCGCTTTATCTATCTTTCTCTTTTGATCTGGGAATAGCTTTATAAGATGACTTTTAGGAAGAACCTTTCTTATCATGATATAAGATGCATCTCTGAACATGATATCCCTTGACTTTTGATCTACATAGATATCAAATGGTTCTGGCTGAGATATCTTTACTTCTCCCATTCCATTGTCAGCATCCTTATCTATCTCTACCATTAGATATCCAAGGCTCTTTGTGATCGCATCATTTACAGCATTCGAATAAAGTGTATCTCCATCAGAATGTCCCCAGATATAATCTGCTATATCACTGAATACTGCAGCTACATCAGAGTCACTACCTTCAACACCAACAGCCTGCCACCTGGGATTATTAGCAGTTGCGTAGTAATTTAACATTTCCACCACAGGCAATATCCTGTTTATAGTAAATGTCGGCATACCTTGTTCACGAAGAGAAGCAATTTCAGTTTCTTTTAACTGATCATCATGTGCAAAGTCATATCCTTCTTGATTGACATTTTGCCATTGCTCTCTTATAAAATTATTACTATAATGAAATAGTTGCCGAACTTGGTCGGCTTTTTTCTTTTTAGCCATTATGCTACCACCCAATCCTTTACCTTAGGTTTACGTTTATACCAATCTCCATCTTTATTCTTCTTGGAATTCATAGGTGGATGTGCATACTTACATGCATATGCAAGTGCATCAATGGTATCGTCATGTGCCATACGAGGCCCAAATGTTATTATTTCTCTATGTAGATCGTACATCTCTTTCTTTAAATGTATCTGCCCTACTGCAAATCTTTGTGATAATACCTCCTGTATACGATCTCGTTTACTCATGCGAGTACCAGGCTTCTCTGGTCTGCAACCTATACTAAAATCATTCCTCCTACGCATCTCTGACTGCAATGATTGAAAAATAGGTTTACTCATACTGGTATCTTCTACTGTAAATAGTGATGGATGGTAGGTCTTTGCATAATCAAACATATAATCCACTATTCCTTTTCTTTCCTCACCAAGTATAGACAGAACAGGTATAGACCTTTTTCGTATATAATCCAATACATAGATATTATTCTCAGGGGTTACTGCTACTACTATGAGAACTGAGAAATCACTATCCCGCCTTTGACTATCGGTGGCAGGATCAACCCCACAAAAGACATTGCAGGGCTGAGTATCCTGCCCATTAGGCGTAATGAATGATAATCCTGTTTCATCATCATGGGTAAATATCCCATCCCAATGCTTTATATGCTCTCTCGTGAATATTGCGTCATCTGCACTCTGAACCTCCATCATATATTCTTGATAGAATTTCTGTGGCTGTCCAGAATCAGCATAAAACTTTTTCTTACGTTGCATTTCTTTATGTCCAAACCAACTAGGCCATAGAGGATTACCATCATCCATGATCGCCTTATAGGTTATGACCTTCCAACTAAATTTTTCTTTTTCTTTTTTTGCTTTATCATATCCGACCAGGATATTTTGTATAAAAGAATCAAAGTGTACAGGTGTTCCATTAATTCTAAGCCTGCCATCCGCAGGTTCCAGAGCTGGAAAGACCACAGCTGTAACAAGATTTGATATTTTTGCTCTCGATTCTGGAGTAATGGTGTTATTCTCATCTTCAAAATCATCCAAAACAATAAGATCGTATCTTTTGTGCAACTTAGCACCCCCACGAATGCCAGATAAGTTAGACTTCGATATAAGTTTACAACCGTTCGATAGCTCAATGTCGTCCTCCGTCCATTTTCTTCCCTTTAGATCTCCAAAATAGTACTTCACTTTATCATTATATTCAATATGGTATTTAATATAATCAAGATTTGGTACGGATATCTTTGAAGAAGCAGCAACCCACCCATAGAATAATGGATCTGTAGCAAAGCAGAAATCATGCATGATATTACATTTTGTAAGTACGGTTTTTCCATGTCCCCTTGGAAGAATGATAGCCAACTGTCTATGATCTTTATCCATTAAAGCATCCGTTACCTCATAATGAAAGAATGGTGTTTCTGAACGCATAAAATCCTCTGGAAGAAATAATTTCCCAAAGGCAATAAGGTCTTTTTTAGCTAATTCTAATTGTTCCTCAGCCTTCGATACAACTTTTGTATTAATATTTGCCATATTTTGCCAACTCTTTCTTGGTAGGAAGAGTTCCCAATCCATGATGAATGCTACCTGTATAAGTACCTTTTATATGAGGAGGTTTTATCAACATCTCTGCTATTGTTCTTAACGCTGCACTTCTTATGTCACGCTTAAGCCACGCCCCACCCTTTGCCTCGCTCCCGGGCCCCCAAGGCCTTACGCTATACTCACTAGGCTTCATAAGCCCTCTAAAGATTTTTTTCCACTCACTTGGATGCATTTTAAAATCCCAAACATCTTCATAATCAACCTGTCCATGAAATGTGGGCTTTGGTGAAGTAAGATGGGAACGACCTACTTTTCTAGCATATCCACCCATAACGCTATGATCAGTTGGAGAAGCCTTCTCACCAACTTCCTTTAAAAGCTTTTTGCCTCTTACACTTTTAGGATTAAAGCTAAAAGTACCATCGGGATTTTCTATAAATATATTCTTTCCAGCTCGTGGTTTCAATCCAAAGGCTTTTCTATATAAAAACTCTCGTGCATCACTTGCTGCTCTTTCGGGAAAAACCTGACTTTGATATGCCTCAACTAAATCTTTTTTTCTCGTATCCATAGCACCATATAAAGGTTCATCTTTAAGGATCGACCTTGCAACTGTTTTAGCTTTTCCTAATACACTCTTTCTATGTCCACCATATTGATTTATATTATAAGCAATTTTTCTTCGAGTTTCACCATATCCCCAAGGTTGTCTTATATTTGTAGCAACACGACCTGCAACTTGAGGTGTTTTATACAATCCGCCTACCACTCCTAAAGAACCAAGGATCCCCCTAGCACTTTCCATCCCTTCATCAACAAGTTCTTCAGGTGGATCAATAATATCAACAAAGGGAATACCAGGGAGAATGTCGGCAGCAGCTGCAGCAGTTGCCCCAACTAGACCAGATTGATAAAAATCATCAGCCTTTTTCTGTACCGCACTTCTTTTCTCTTCAGCTACCTCTCCATATAGCTTATTTCGCATATCAAGCCATGATTTTTCTAGTGGAGTGCCCTCTACACTATCATGAGATACATTTAATAAGTATTCCTGGAGTTCTTGATCCTTAAGTAACTTATCTTTTTGTTCTTCCGATACTGCTGTTGAAGATGGTGCATAAAAAAGGTCTTCTTCTTGCGTACTATCAACCATTAGGTCGAAAATATCAGCATCAGATAGACGGTTTGTTTCTGAATTAGCCATTTATTGTAGCTTATTATACAAAAAATAGCAATTACAAAGCAAAAACTATAACTTATCCAGTTTATTTTCTATTCTATGCAGTCTATATAGCATACTTAAGCACAAAAATAGCACCATTAGCATAGTAAACTCCCAATATGGGAAATATTCTACACTAAATAACGCTTCCCAATAATATCTCATCCCTCTATCTCCTTTGGACGCTCTACTGCTTCAAGTTGATCTTCTGAAAACCCTTGAAACAAAGCTCCGGTTACTTGTGTTACCTTGGTACTGGACTTATCTTCCAGATCCAGGATATCAGATAGCTTGAATAGTGCTTTTAAACGGACATCTGCCTTATCGCTACTATCAGCCTCTGCCTTTATCCTGTCAAGGACATACTTAGGGCTAATGCCTAATTCTTTTACAATAGGTTCTAATTCTCTTTTCATGGCTTTCACTATCCTTTCTGTTTTGATCAAACTAGCAGACTTGGTATTTGCATAATGTGGGTTATTGGTGGGGAATGCCTTGAGATATGCGTTCTGTGCTGTGAGTCCGGAGGAGAGATACTGAACAAACAATACCTCGTTCTTTGAGAGCGTAGTTCGGGATGAGACTCGTTCTTCCGCAGATAATTCCCCACCAATTGAGTATATATTCCTTCTTCTAGATGTATCCATCTTGGTACGTGGAAGGCATACGAACGTCCCAGTACAGGTACCTACATAACTACGTACCCTATTCTTTCCCTTGTCTCTCATCATATTACCTCTTCGGAGGATCTGTATGACGCAATCATCATCAGCTTTGACCCAATCCCCAATACTGGAATCACGCCAGTTGGGGACTACTTCCATATCAGACGGGACTTCATCTATGGTATCAAATACTGTATGCTGTATCTTATTTACTTTATAATGTCTCATCAAATAGCCCCCGCCAGGGGGCGTAAATATCATGCATGTCCAACAATGCTTAATTTTAGCTTTTCTAATAAACTCTCAAAGTTATCATCTGCTGTTACTTCTGCTGTTACTATAGGCTCTTCTTTGATGACCGGCTCAGTATCGTACTGCTCTTCCTGAATAAACTCAACTTGTTCATTTTCTTCATCAATACCAATAGTAAGGGTATATATCTTCATACTATAAGATAAGCATAAAACCTTATAACTAGATAGACTTTTCCCCTGAGCATTTTGATCTTTAACCAAGAATTTCGTCCAAAGCCAGTTATTTCTCCCTTACTCAAGACTTATATCTTAGCAGTTTTCTGTAGTATCGGGGAACTCAGTTAACTATTTTGATAACCTACAACCCGACTTCTGACCCTCGAAGCAGAACCATTGCAGGGGTACTTAAAGGGTGATATTCTACGAATCTACGGTAGCGATATTATATAAAATATATCAGAATTACAAAAAGGTTTAAAAATTGTGGCATTTTGGTATGTGGTGTTTCATACGGACGTACCCCCTTTAACAAGGGTTTTTAATTCTACGATTACGTTATTTTTCATTTGTATTATATATGTTATTTAATTAATTAATAGGAGTTAAGAATGGGTTTATTTGAAATGCCTAAGATTGTTGACCTTGCTGGTGCTCGTGTTGCACTAACTGCTATCATTGATGCATTGATACATATGCAATACAGTGGTCGTGACGAAGGTCGTAGTAACTCAGCTCGAAGAAAGAATCGAACTAAGCTGAATGCTTACGCTGATGAATTTCAAGCTATATGCAACTCAATGGCTAGACGTTATCCAGGTGATGAGGATGAATGGGTAGCTCTTAGAGAACATATGGCTGAGGAGAAGAAATCTCTAGTCAGAGTCAAAGATCATCTTATGGATCAAGATGGTGTGTGGTAATTAATCTTTAACATTAAGGGGTAGTTTGTACAATGCCCCTTTCATCCCCTTCCTATTACTTTTACACAGTCCTACCCTACGAGACTGCAAGGCGTTATTTATTATAAACTCCTACCAAACTTTAGGGATTGTAGATACGTTCTCCGTATCCATTTGTTGGGTAATACATTAGTGGCAGATAGTTCATGTCGAGTTCTGTCTGTCACTCCCTATTTAAAAGATTTAATAAATTTTCCTCTCTAGTCCTTAACTTCCCAAGACGCATGGCGATATGGGAGTACAACCTCAGACTTATTCTGTAGGGGCAGACAAAGAGATAACCGTACCATTTGACGAAATGGCGTGAGGTGAAAGAGGAATTAAGATTTAAACAAAAGGAGTAACCAATGGAGTCTATATTTGATTACCTTACTTTATTAGTACTATGTGCAATGGTTATTTACTCAATTAGATTTATAATACCTAAAACATAGGAGCAATTATGAAGAAACCTTATCTTCCTACTCGTGTGATAGCAGCCTTAGGACATTATCATAAAGTTGACATATGGTCATATGATAATGGTGCTTTTTGGGAGTTATTAATAAACACGGATCTTCAACAACTAAAGAAATATATGTATGTTGGAGATAAAGCTATAAAGATGACAAAACAATACATTAATGCTGAACTTGGCTATCAAAGATTTATCAACCTGGAGACACCAGAATAAAAACATAAGTAAGCGTATAGTGTAAGTGTAGTTGCGAGGTATGTTATGATCTAACCAATCATGCTTCTTAGTTGGTGACTAAGATGATTCAAGCAGGCTATTATTATAGTTAGTGTGAGAATACATACCTTGTTACTTAAAGATTTCAACAAAGGATTGATGCAACCTTCAACCTCTAATCAGAGCTCAACGTACTATTTTATCGTAAATAAATGGTACAGATTATGTTTTACGGATGTGTTGCACAGTTCTTATAATAAACATAGGTAAAGGAGCAATTATGCCTAATAAAAAAGCAAAAGAACGTAAGCGTAAAAGAAGAAAGCTTAATGCATTCTTAAATGCTAATGGTCGTACTCGTAGTCAAAGAGAACGCATCAAGCGTAAGAAAGCGAGGAAACGTCGTGATTTATAACATTGCAATTGCCATCCTTCTACTAATAAGTCTTATTAATAATTACTTAAAGAACAAAGAAATTCAGAGAGTTAGAGATAATCTTGATGAATTGAATAATGAATATGCTGTCCTTTATAATCAAAAGGCACAACATGATCTTACCTGTCCTTTAGTAAAAACGAGACAATTTAGGTAGGAGGACACTCATGGCGTAACTTATAATTAGAGTAAGCCTGGAACTCTAACAATAATCCAGGCAAAATTTTATATTTGTTTTAGTCCTAATGGTGTACGTTATTGCATTAATATTAGGTGGCTCGAACCTTTTATGTCGTACTCCGGCATAGCACGAATCCATGCAAGGATGACCTAGAGTGAGGGCATTTGGACTAAAACAAACTTTTATATTTAGGCAGGCATGCAATTCTCATTTGGTCATGCTGTGGGGATGCTCGCAACTACTTGTCTGCCTAAAAATTATACTTGCAGCACCTACATGATGTACGGTTGGGTTTTGTAATTCTAGCGTCCCACGTTCCTCTGCAGGGAATGGCTGCCAAAGTTTAAAGGTTGGTGAAAGTATTGTGTGGATTCATTGAAATTATTCAACACATAATGTTAATAGCCAATCTTTATTTTGGACTGGTCAGTTAAGTGTACACGATCTCAACTCCGTAAGCGAGCCAGTCCATAGTTTTTAACAATAAACAGAAGGAGTTCACAATGAAGTATAGAATTTGCACTTTAAGTGAATTAGTTAATAGTCCATATAATCCTCCACAACGAACGGATAAAGGGATTTCTGCCTTAGCAACAAATATAAGGAAGAATGGATTGTTACAACCTATCGTAGTCGCTGATGAAATGACTATTATTGATGGTCATAGACGTAGATCAGCACTAGAAATGATAGCGAAATCTGATGGTATTAAACCAAGTAAGGTAAAAGTATCCATTATACAACATAACAGTAAATCTGAAGAGTTGTATGATGCCTTATTTATCTCATCTAACAAAGACACCATGTTATTAAATGGTCATCAATATCTTTGGAGATACATGAAAGGTGCTGAAATACCTAAAACACATCTCAGTAGGATAAAATGCCTTGAGAAATGGTTAGGTAAGAAATATGCAAGAGGTATGTTTCGTAGAATACTAGATAATGGTCATTCTGCTAATACATATCAAATGTGCATTGGTATCTACAGAACATACACTAGCAAAACTACCAGTTCTCATATGAGAAAAGTAGCATACTATTTATTAAATGTAGAGAATTGTTTCAGAGTAAAAGCAGCAATTGCCAATTTTATTCCTGTTGATACATTGGTCAAGTGTGTTAATAACAAGAAACAGATCGTTACTGAGTTCTCTGTAGGTAGTTAATCTATATTTTGATCATGCTGGTGGTCTGAATGTGAAACTCCGCATGTTTTGCATCTGTTTGCTCCAACCCAAGCGGTTAGATCACCAGCTACATTTTAAAAGGAGATGTAATGAGTAGAGTAGAAATACAAGAAGATGGTCAAATACCTATCTTCACAGCTGTTTATCTTGTTAACCCAGTACTTGATAGAGAAAATGGTAAAGCACTGTTTGAAATAAGTCCCTTTCATGTAACATATCACTATGAACCAGGGAGTCCATATTTTCCAGAAGATGTACAAGATGGTGATTGGACACAGATAATACATGAAGGTATTTATGATGATGGTGAAGTATTAGCTTCACAGGTAAAAATATTGCACCCAGAAATACTTGATGAAGGAAGTCAGGGATTTATGACCTATCAATGTGATAGAAAAGTTGAAGACAATGGAGAGATACAGTATATACCTGGATATCCACTTCATATTACATGGGATTCAGGAAAATTACCACCTGCAGTAGTAGGTGAAAGACTGGAAGAGTTGGGAAGAAAGTCTAGAGAAGAACGTGATAAATGTTTTACACAAACAAATTACAAGCAAAGTTATTCTCAGAACAAGAACCCATTCATGAAACAATCTATATTGGAAGCTAATGGTCTTGATGGTGATATCTCAGCAGATAGAGAAGTTTATATTGATAGAATAAAACCAATATTCAGTTTCTTTAACCCAATAGGAATATGGAAAGTATTTAAGGCAGATCCTAAAGAAGATTAAAACTTGGGAGTGTAACCACACTTTAAAATGGACGTAATATGTAGGTGAAACTCCTACACGCTGATCCCCGAACTGAGCTGCTTAGGTTTGGCATTAAGGATCACTGTCGAGCGGTCACTGACAGAAAGTTTTTGTTAACAAACAAACAAGGAGGTATCATATGTCAGATGGTATAACCATTAATCTGTGCAGAGATACAGCTGCTTTCATCCCAACTCCAACTGGTGCATCTACTGTAGGTGAGCTAAGAAGTGAGTTGAATCTTACGGATGAAGCAATTAACGTGAATCGTGTAGTAGCAAATGATGATCACCAATTGCGTGATAATGATAATGTTGCTGTTGTAAAGACCAATAAAAAGGGTGGCGAAGGTAAATAAACATTTATCGGTTCCGTTAAGATAATAGTTGATGGGGAAATTGGTTAATAATAATCCTGTACTTTATTTCCCCTGATACTATAAAGGAGTATAAAATGATAAGAGAATTTATCAAAAACATGGATTTTTCACACATACCGATCGGCCCACAAGCTGATCTTATAACTGCTGTGGAAGAACTAAACAATCAAGTACCTCATTTTCTAGGTATTCAATTGGAAGTTACCAAGAAATTTCAATGGAAACGTGGAACATATGATCAAATGGAATACTTAAGGTCTTACTTTCTGGGAACTTTAGGTAAATATAAGAACGTATTAGAGGTATTTGAAAAACCAGAAAGAAATCGTCAAGCATATTATCTTATGAGATTCAGACGTCAATTAAGTATGGTTGAAAGAATGCTACAGAGAAGAAGATTTAGAAATGAAATATGGATTGATGATGATGATGTTGTAGAGGATCTAAAGAACGATGCAATTGAAAAAATTGTATCAGCCTTTGATGACTTTGAAGCATATAATAAATCTATGAATAATTGTGATATAGAATATTATGTGTACAACGAACAAAACCATAACTCTGATGATTTTCAAAAACTTTTGAATGAACTTATAAATGATTCATTTTCATTTACTGAGAACAAAACAAAGATTGTATTAAGAGAACATGGTACTAGAGTATATCTTATTCATCCATTCAAAGATATTATCATGAATGTATATGTATCAGATAGAACTACACCAATGTATAGATTTAACAATGGAAGTGTTCTAGGTATGTATAGAGTAGATGGAGCTAGACTTATAAGTCATGCATTAGGTATGACGAGAAGACGTGCTTTTGGAATAGGTGGATCTGATTTCTGGTATAAACCTATCATACAAGGATTAAAACATCCATTTCTTCAGTATCCTGGTAGAAGTTATTCTGAGGGAGAAATAGATCCGAGTACTCATCCAGATACATGGAATATTAGAATGAATCAAACAAGTAATTCATGTTATGGAAATTTCAACAACCTAAATACTACAGATATGAATATTGTAAAGTGGTGTGAAACTACTTATTCATGGTTGACAACATTTAGAGTTGGCGATACTCATCCATTAAATAATATAAGAACAGGTTATTATGGGAGTCCAAGAACTCATGATAAAGATGTTCATGATGATTATTATGACATAGTTGGCACGGATGCTGGAAGCTGTTACAATCAAATGACAAGTTATTTTGATACAGCTACAGAACGTCAATCTATTTGTCAAGCAAATTGCTCAGAACGTCTTATGTTACTATGTAATGGATTTAAGAGAGATGAAACTACATTGAAACGAGAAAAACTTGTATTGTGGGTTAGAAAAAATGGAGCAGAATGGAATAAAGCTATAGAATACTTTAATCCAGAAGATACATATCCAGGGAATTTCAACTGGAGTTTTGAAGGTGTTGATGACAACTATCCTACAAGATATACAAGAATAAATTCACAAGAGGATTTACAAAGTTCAATGTTAGAATGGGTTAGAAATAACAGTGATGCTGTTGTGGAAGATCTACGTTAGAAAAGGAGAAGGAATGGATTTTTACATTTCACAAAAAGATTGGAAAAAGGTCATAGATTATGCCCAAGCATCTTATGATCAATTCAAATCTGAAGTAGGTGGTTTTATGGTCGCAATGCCAGATAAAGATGGAAACATGATCATATCTGAGCCTGAGATCTTAAAACAAGAAGTAACAGGTGGTACAACTGAAATGGATAAGGATGCAGTAGCAGATTATTATGTCAAATGTGCTGAAAAGCATGGTGCTGGTGTAAGATTTGTATGGTGGCATTCACATGCTAATATGGATGCATTTTGGTCTGGTACAGATACAAATACAATGGAAGAATATTCTAGCGGAGATTGGTCAGCATTTCTTGTGGTCAATATTCGTCAAGCATATAAATTCAGAGTTAGTGTTTGGAATCCAATTAAAGCACATGAAGATATAGAGCTAAAGATACTTGATGCAAAACCCAAGAAATTGCCAAAAGGTGTTGTAGATGCTGTATCAAAATTGTGTAGTAAACCTGAATTAACTGCTAATGGAATTACTCATTGGAATGGTAGTTATAACAGATCATGGGCAAATCCACAACAAACATCATTATATGGTGGTAGCAGTTTAGACTTTACAAAAAAGACAGGAGATGATATTGATATTGATGAACCACTCTTGTCAGCCACTGTTGATGTAGTTGATGAATTTAATAGTTTGTATACTGAAGGTGAATTCACATTCAAGGATTGGTTGAACTCAATAAAATCATGGAATGCTATTCTTGAAAACAAGAAGCAAAGCTTTAATATTGTTGAACTTACAGAGAATGAATTACATGAAAAGTGTGGATATTATACTGGATATGATACACTGGATTTCTTAAATTTGGGAGAGAAGGATGAGAAGAACATCAAGGTTTGAAGACATATTCAATAACTTTGATAAATTTCATTTCCATATACTTGGTTGCGGAGCTATTGGTAGTTCCGCAGCCATCCAAATAGCCAGATCAGGTGGTGAGAAGTTTACATTATATGATAATGATAAGGTTTCTCAAGAAAACATTGGTGTGAGTCAATATGGTTTCTCTGATGTTGGTAAACATAAGGTTAATGCATTAGAAGATTATCTAAATGAAATATGTGACGATCCAATTATTATTACTGAAAAAGATAAATTCAAGAATAATTCTCAATACATACCTCATGGAAATGATATCATAGTCTTAGGATTTGATAACATGTCAAGTAGATTACAGGCTGTGGAGATAGCTTGTAGTGTAAAGAAATTAAAACCGTTAATATTAGTAGACGGACGTATGGGAGCACAAACATATCAACAGTATACATTCAAAAGACCAAGTATTGATAAGTATAAAGAATGTTGGTATGAAGATAAAGACGCAAGTAGTGAACCATGTACAGCCAAAGCAACAAGTTACTGTAGCAATATGGCTGGTTCATTTATTACAAATGCTATATCTAAAGTAGCAAACAACCATATGTATGAGAAAGAGATATTGTTTCACTTTCCATCCATGACACTAATGGCAAAATGATTTAGAGAGGGAGTTACGGCTAAAACCACCATTCGTTAAAGGTTATAGAACTGTTCAGTCTATAGTAAATACCCTGAGTATTAGTAGGTATGCCAAGCGTGGTCTCTCTCTTTAATAAAGGAAATAAAATGATAAGTAAATTAGCAGAAGTAATGGATAGTAATAAGGGTAGTTTAAAAATACTAATACCATTATTTCATAGAGTATTTGGAATGATGTTTGCTGAAATGGAAAAAAATGGAGTGGATTCTGAATGGTATAGAGATACCTTAGGATCATTGTTGGCTGCAGCTTCTTTCATGGTATACAAAGATCCTGCAAAAGACTTCGCTAGATATGCAAATATGGTAGATGATGAATATGATGAGTTTGCTAAAGAATTTGATAAAATGCCATCAGCATAGGAGGAGAAATGTTAGTAATGGACATAGCAGAATGGATAGCAAATATGCTTATACTAGGGATAGCTGTTGTCGTATGGGCAGTAGGGATATTTCTATTAGCAATGATAGTATCCATGGCAAATAAATTTATAAAAACACATATAATAAAGGATAGCTAATGAAATGTTTGATGTTTGATCTTGAACGTGGTTCACAAACACTTGGAAGCACTGATGATATACAAGAGATGTTTGGATATCCAGTGCTTGCACCTACCACATTTGATCAGTTCAAAAAGATAATATCTGATCTTTATACTGTTCAAAAAGCAGTACATAAGACAAAGATAGGTGATCTTGAAATAGATCAAGAGGTCTTAGAGACCATACCCAAGAATGGTACTCAAATAGACGCATTGATACTTGATACATTCAGTGAATTATCAAAAAAGTATCAAAGAAGCCTTGTTGATAAAACAGGTAGAATGAAGATGCAAGACTGGGGTAAACTAAAGAATACCCTTGATATGCTTCTTGAATTCATAACCAGAATACCAGGTGTTCTTGTTATGACCGTCCATGGTAAATTAAGAGACCTTGATGATGGAACTACAAAAGTATTGCCATATATAGATGGTAGCACCAAGGAAGATATAAGCAAATGGTTCGATTTTGTATTCTATACAAGAACTGTTGAAGCTCCAAATGGTGAAACTAAATATGTTTGGCAAACAAAGCATACTGAAAAGTATGATCACGCTAAAGATAGAACAGATCTATTACCTTCTGAGATTCCCCAAGATTTTCAATTGGTATTAGATGCTGTAAAAGAAAAGAACTTCACATCTGCAAAGATCCTCATCATAGGAAGTCCAGGATCTGGTAAGACATGGAGTTTAAGAACCTTAGTTAATAAGGAGTCATAATGGCTATAAAAACAATGAGTAATTCAGGCGGTGGAGATTGGTCTATCGGCTGGAAAGAAGTTACTCTAAAGGATGCCAAGTATGGTAAATATAATGATGTTCGTTATGTTGATGCTTGGTTTGAAGAATACCCTGAAACAATAAACCTTCGTTTATATGAAGCTCATGCTAAAGATAGTGGTGAAGAATTTGCAATAGCAAGATTGTTCAAACTAGCAAATGCTGGTATCATAGGCGAGGTTCAAAATTCCTCTGGTAAAAAGAGTCTTCAATATGATGATGAGGCTGTTAATCTTAATGGAAAGAAACTTCATGTTTTCTTCTATAAGAATGAAGAGGGATATTTTAGAGTATTAAATCGTGTTGCTCCAGTTGTCCAAGAAGGTGAGGTTCTATCCTACACTGAAAAGGATACCGAATATTGGATGGGGCAAGGTCTAAAGTATTATGAACAATACAAGAAACCTGCTGAATCCAATGGTGAAATGTTGGAAATGACAACCGATGAAATAAAGGAAAAAGTTGCTGAAGTTGCTAATGTTATAAATTCAACTACAACAACTACTGATGAGCCTCCTTTCTAATTAGAGTACGTCACAGGGGCTTTCTGTCTCCTTTTCTTTCTCTGTTAGAAAGCCCCACTCTATTAAAGGATATATATGAAATACATACAAGAAAAAACAATAGATATGATAAAACATCTATTAACAAATTATCCACATCTTAGAGACGATGATAACAAACTCCTTGCTACAGTATGGTATCACAAAATGCCAGAAATAGAAGAAGGTGTAATGGATTTTCTACATACACTTGCAGAAGGTAAATTACCATCATCTGAATCTATAAGAAGGTGTAGACAGAAATTACAAGAGCTTAACCCATCTCTTCGTGGTGAACTCTGGGATAAAAGACATAAAATGCAAGATCAAGTAAAGAAGGAAATCAAGGAGATGGAATGATTAAAGAATTTGCATTATCACTATCTAACAGACATCATTTCCATGAAAGCAATAAGATGTCACAGCTCGAAGGTACACCCCAAGATACCTTTATGTCCTTATGGGACTATGATAAATATGTTATAGAATACTTTAACAAGAACAACAAGCTTGCTGGATTCGATGGATTGATATATATGCCTGATGAATTGATACTAGATGTTGATGGAAAGAATCTTGAGCAAGCAAAGCATAAAACATTAATGCTAATAGAACTACTGTATAAAAAACAAATACCATATCAAATATACTTTAGTGGTCGTGGATTTCATGTAAATATTCCATCTTCTGCATTTAAATGGGAACCCTGTAAGGATCTTCATTTGAAAGTAAAAGATAAACTTAAAGCTGTTGGAGTATATAAATATGCAGATCCATCTGTCATTGACAAGACAAGGATAATCAGAGTCCCTAATACCTTGAATACCAAGTCTGGAAAATGGAAAATACCACTAAATGAAACAGAATTTAGAAAGTTCAATTTAAACTTCAAGAATGTTCCAAGAAGAGACTTTAAATACCCAGAAATGAAGTGTGATCCTGTATTTGATGTATTGGACAGGATAACTAAAACACCAAAAGAAACTGAGGTGGTCAAAAGTGAACTCGGTAGAGATCCGGATCCAACAAACTACACATGCATACAATTAATGCTAAAAGGTGTTAGTCAAGGAAGTAGACACATGACAGCATTAAGACTAGGTTCACATCTAAGATGGAGATACCCTGAAAGTGTTGTTAGATTGATCATGGAAGACTGGAGACAGCGTGTAGATAAACATGATGTACCATTCACTGAAGAAGAATTAGATAAGATCATAACATCTTGTTACACTGCTAATGATGGTAGTGGGTACAATTACGGTTGTAGTGACTCTATAAAGGATTCGTTATGTCAGCAAACATGCTTTCTATACAAATCTAAGAAAGACCAATCTGTAATGTCAGCTACTGATATGGAAAATGTACTGATAGATTTCTATACAAGCAATGTTAAACCCATTAATTTCAATGAGTTATATGAACAAGTAGTAAGCTTTCCTATTTATCCTGGTGAAGTAGTATTGTTACAAGCACCTCCCAAAAGCATGAAAACAATGTTACTTATGAATTGGATAAATGCGTTCAAGAAGAATACTTATATGATGGAACTTGAAATGTCCCCAAGACAAATGATGTCAAGATTTATTATGATAGAGAAAGGATGGAACGAAGAAGATCTAGAAGCACATTATTCAAGAAATAAAAATGGCATTGATGTAGACTTTGACTGGCTACAGGTAGATTATAATTCTTGCTATCCATATGAGATAGAAAAGAGAATACAAATGCTACCTGAAAAGCCTGAAATACTTGTAGTTGACCACCTAGGTCTATTAAGAAGTAGGATGAAGGACAATAACATGAAAGTTGAAGAAGCATCTCAAGTATTAACAGAAATTGCTGTACAATACGACCTGATAGTATTTGTTATAAGTGAGATCACAAAAAGTGCATTTCATGAAGGGATGAACATAGCATCGTCAAAAGGTTCATTTAGAGTAGCATATAATGTCAATAAAGTATTATCCTTAGAGCCTTTATTTGATATAAAGGAGAAGAGCTTGATAAAGGGATTAAAACTTGAAAGTACAGCTAATCGTGAAAAGGAAACACTACATGTTGACCTTTCATTAGATGGATTGAGGTTAGTAGGATGATAGCGATCATAACAACAAAAGAGCTTGAATGCCAACATCCTAAAGATGAAATGGAGTATCAAGCAAGAGAAGAAGATACAAATGTTCCTGAAAGTCTTAGTTGTGGAATGTGTGGAAAGGATCTAGATCCAGACATATTAGAACCAGATTGGGACGCAATAGCAAAAGAGGACAATGATGAGAAGAACAATGAATGAAATAACTACTGATATAATGACTCAGCAGATGAACATGGACATGGCAATGGATCCAGAACAGTTCAATGTACAGATACAAGAGTTATTTACAGAGTTATACGAAAAAGAAGATGGTATATACTGGTTCTACCGTGATAATGAATCCAAGATGCAAATGGTAGACGAGCATATAGATAAATGTAAAAAGATAAAGAAAATGCTGCACAATACAAATGAACGGGTTAAGCAGCTTGTTATCGAATCCCATGCAGAATTGAAAACAATGCCCAAGAATTCTGTTTTCAATCCTCTTAAGATAAGAAAATCCGCTGGTGCAGTTGAAGTAATAGACGAGAATGACATACCTGATGAATACTGGATAACCGTTCAAACAAAGAAACTTGATAAAAAAAGAATACTAGAAGAGTTAAAAGATGGATCCAAGATACCTGGAGTACGACTTCTAAGAAAGAACTTCGTAGGAGGATTCAGATAATGGCTAAATCAATGAGAGTACCTGTTCTAGTGATCGAAAGCATACAAGAAACTGAAATATTATTAGAGGGATTGAAATTAGTAAAATCACAAGGTGGTTCTCATAAGAAATTCCTTGTAGGAAACCTTATTGATGAGGTCTCTAAGATCAATTCAACAATAAGAATGACCAATAAAAATTAGGGAAACTAAATATTAACATAAAATTGTGTTGATAAATGTTTCGGTTGGCTACTGAAGAGTTTCCCTAATAAGCTTAAAAGTGGTGGTAATCCTCGTATACGGGACTGTGTAAGTCAGACTCATAGAAGACATGGGACTTCATCTGTGGGAAAATATATACTACCACTTTAAATTAGGAGATCATTATGACACAAAAAGAAATAAAACATATTTTCAAAGAAAACAATGTACAACTTGGTAAGGATACAATTGAGTTTATTGATCATGAAGCCAAGATGATGGTAAAAAGAATGGCAATAAGATGTAAACAAGGAAATGTAAAGAGATTAACACCGGAGCTAATGTATATTGCATTAGGTAAACTAAACCAATAAGGAGTTATAATGGAAGAAAAACCAAGTACATTCAAAATGTTTCAAAAGAAAGCAAAGGATACTGAAGCAAAACCAAAAGAAAAACCTGAAGGTAAGTTATCAAAAAGAATAAGATTGGTTGAACAATCAATCCAAGAAATGAAATCAACTATAAATATTATTAAGTCCCGTCTGGGATTATGACCTGGAATGAGTTGCTCTTGGACGTAGAACAATATATGGAACGATATAGACATGCATTAGAACAAATAGTGCATTCACAAAATATCAAAGATCCTGAAGTGCTAAGAGCATTAGCATTAGCAGCATTAGATGGAGAGCCTACAACTGCTGATAAATTCAATGTAAACCTAGGCGATGAAATAGAGTATAAATGGGTATCACCCCAAGATCCAGGAGACGAACATGACACACCCAAGCAAAGTTAAAGGAAATACATTTGAAAGAGAATGCGTAAATAAAGCGAAAAACAAGGGCATAGAGGCCAAAAGAGCCTACGGGTCTAATGGAATGTCGCTTGGACTAGAAGAAGAGGTTGATGCCGTTATTGGTCAATATAAAGTACAATGTAAAAGAAGAAAAAGAATAGCAAAATGGATCAAGCCACCAGATTGCTGTGATGTTGCATTAGTACGTGAGGATAGGGGAGAAGCTTATATTATTATGGAATATGATGAATGGCTAGATCTTATCAAAAGAGCAGAACTATATCTAGAAATGTAGGAGTTTGTATGAGTGTAGGAAACAATATTGCAAGAATCACATTAGAAACCGACTATGTATGTTTTCAATTATTTCCTTTTTGTTTTGAAATATTGATAACAAATATGGTATGCATATCAATACATATACTATCACTTACAACAAGATTAACATTCACAATAGATAATACATTTTTCGACTAAAAAGAAGGGACGGGGACTAACTCCTATTAATACCCTGTCCCTTTATATTCCATTTCTAACATTTGATCTAAAACACCAACAGCAGATGCGGCTTCAGGCTCCAATCCTCTTACTCTTCTTCTAGCTTGTGCCTGTTGCTTTGATTCAGATAGCCCAAAGATACTTTCATGATACTGTTTAGTCCATTTTCTTGGATATAAACCTAACCAATGTCTTACAAGATCCATACCACGTCCATCTCTAACTGCAGGCCATGTTTTATTAACAAACCTACCGTATTCAGTACTATATTGATATGCTTCGTATCTAGCAGTCTCTTCATCATCCTTGCTATAATCAACATTACCAAATACTATTTGATTAAATAAACTATGCTCAAGATCCATTAATCCACTTGCTATGAGACCATATTTCATATGTCCTACAGTTGGGCCAAATATTTCTGCTGAAAGACCAAAGGTACTTTTTTTCCTTCCAGATTGAATAAAATCTTGAGGAAAGAATTGTTTAGCTCCAGATACTGGTCTTTGTGTTGTCCCTGATACAGTAACTCCTGTTTTATCAGTTCTTGCAGTTTCTCTATCCCTACGATCTCTTGCTATGGCAGATACTTTCCATGTGTCTACCTCACCCGCATCCATTTCATCAAATGATAACTCACCCATTGTAGTATAATCAGGATTTAAAAGATCCGATATTTCATATTTACCACCTACTGTTAGATCGTCATGAATTCTTCTCATTCTACTAATAGTTTCATTTTCAAATAAATTATTGAGATCTACATTTAACAAAATTGAACCTGCCTGCAATACACCAAATACACCTGCATATCTAGCAGCGTACATTAATTCATCTGCATTCCATTGACCAGCTTGAATTGCTTTGCCAGCTCCCTTCAATGCACTTAAATGTGTTTCAGCAAGAGACATTGGATAATGCAATAAATGAAATGCAACTTCACTCATTCCACCAATAATAGGACGTTTCAATAATATATGTTCACCGAATTCATCTACCTTTACCTCATGACCTGTACCACGTAAAGGTTTAGCCTTAGCATGAGGTGCATATTCATAAGCAAATGCATTTACCATTTCCAATGCATGATTTTCTGCAAATTTTTCTATCTTATCTCTAGAAAGGGTTGTAGAATTCTTTAATAACTGTTGATATTTTTGTATAAAAGCAGTTCTAAACATCCATCTGCGTTGCCAATTCTCTGTCATTCGATGAAAGGTAAGAAGTTTACCCATTGTCCATTCACCAACTTCTCCTATCTGATCTTTTAACTGGCTTCCATTATATTTTATAGTACCTTTTATTGGATCAAACTCTATCCTACCTTGATCAAAATCAGATCTCTTTATCAAACCTTCAGAAAACAATTCAGATGCTGGATCTACGAATTTATACCCTGCCCTTTTCTCAAGATTATCTAATATATCTCGTACTCCATCTTCATTATGCCTATATGCTTTTCCTGTTCTATTAACAGCACCAAGACCTACATGAGAAAAATAATGTACAGCACTTGCAGCATTTTTAGCTGCTCCTGTTATATTGAATCCCATTGTTCTTGCTGTTTGGAAAGCATTAACATAATATACCATATTATTTACCCAATCAGGTCTTGAACGAGTACCTTCTGTGAATACAGTATATTCCTCTACTAAGAATTTTTTCAATCCATTTAAAAATTGAGTATTATTTGTTTTTGGTATTTGACTCATAGCTTTTAATAAAGAGTCTTGAGCAAATACAAGTTTATTAAACGCTACAGCATCCTTACCATATTGATTTAATACAAATAATGGATCTTGATCATATACATGTTTTAAGTTTGGATTCCTTGCTTTTGCCTGATCTGGAAGATCTGGAATATTTCTTAATATATTTGATAGATTTTGTGCATTTGATATAATACCTTCTCTATTTTTAGATTTGATCATTTTTTCCATTCCAATCTTCACATCTACAAGATTTTGAAGAAATACACCAGGCCAATATCCACCTCTATCTATAGATGCCTTTATAGAAGCAATTGAAGTATCTATATCTCCTTTTAATCTTTTAGCAGTAGAAGTGTCATATTTATACTTTTGATCAACTACATCTTTTAATTTTTCAAGTCCTCTAACAAAAACATTACCCATGCTATCTAAATAACTTCTACTTTTTTCAGCAGCACTTACAATATTTGGATCAAATAATGATTCTTTTTTAGTTATCGGATCAACATATTTTCCTTCTTTTCTAACTCTTTTTAGATCACTATTAGACATTTCATTTAGTATTTTAAACTGCCTAAGAAAAAAACCTTCATCTCCATTTACAAATTTTTCTATTTGCTGTTCAAATTTTCTTTTTATTTCTGGACTTGGAGCTTCCATTGCTTGTTGCCTTAGATTTCTTAGCTCGTTTACAGCATCAATCCCTACCTTAAAATATTTTCTATTCATACCAGCATTTGTATAAGCATCAAGAAAATGTGAAGTAATAGATGCCATTGCATTTTCTTTTTTGCCCGTATTAACACGAGTCATATTCAATATATTATTTAGATCTAGGTAAAATTTTCTAGAAGTTGGATCTTGTTTTGATATTCCCTCAGGAACTATACCGGCTATTTGAGAGAATTTACCTTTAAGATCTTTGGAATACGCATCTATTTCAACATTTAACCTGTTTATTTCCCCTTTAGATAATACATAATCCTGGTCAAATGGGAGTTTTAGCTTATATTGGGCAAAGTCAACAAGTCTTTCTCTAGCAAGATCAATATTTAAAGTACCATCTGAATTCCTATATCTATCCTTTATACTCTTATGGCTTGTCCATTTTTTCCAAACTTCACCCATATTATCAATATGTTCATTTTTGGTTTTAGTACTGTAATTACATCCCATATATCACCTAAGGTTTGAAAATTTAACCCGCTGGGGGGTGCCGTTTTTAATATCAAATTTCAAATTTTTATATATATACATAATGATTTTCGTTATTTTTCATTTTCTAATATAGACAACCTTTACCGTTTGCACTTTCCTTATCAAATACATTGTCAGGTATCCTTTGTTTTATCCTAAGCTTATCTCCTGCTGCAGTTCTAACTGTGATCGGATCTGCAAACTGTCTGTTCAGCAAGTTATGGCTTGCTTCTATTTGTGCAAAATATGGACTTGCAAACCATCCATTTGATAGTGACTTAACAGTATTGGCAAAGGCTCCAAGATTTTCCCATCTATATCCATCAGCATTCATGTATTTATATCCTTCAGACATTAGATCTTCTTCGTATCTTTCACCACGATATTGTTTTTCAACATTTTGTATCATTCTTTTTATAGCAGGTTGCATATTGATCTGTTTATTATCTAATCCCCAATTGAACATTTGATTCATTAATCTTTTATTTACTCTGTAATAAGGCATTTCTGTTGTACCATCTGATAGATATTTACCAGTCATAACCTGTGGTTGCAATACATAACGCATTAGAAGAGCAGCTTGATCCATTTCAGTTCCACCTCCAGCTATCCTATGTCTCCATTGTCCCATGAATGCATCTATCATATTTTGTTCTCTACCAGATGAATAATCCCATACATCATTAGCAAATGTTCTGTCGTTCTTTAGTGATTTGATAGTATTGCTATAAGAATTATCCAAACGCATTCTTAATTGATCGACGTCATACATAAACATCTCTCTATCTACTGGATCTGATATTAAATTCCTAGAGCTCAACCTTCCAACACCAGTAACTTCTTTCCACGCCTCTGAGTATCTAGCTTCAATAGTTGAAGAACTTTCTCTTACCATTGGTCTTTTATCTATTAAGTAGCTTTTATTCTTTCTTACCTCAAATTTATCACCAGCCTTAAACCATCCAATAGGTTTTAAGCTACCATAATCTACATCAATACTTTCTATTTCATGATCTATTAACCTAGGATTTCCTTCCTTAGTGCCTACCTTCTTTTTTATTCTACCGTTTATTTCATAGACAAGAGCATCTACTTTTAATTCTTTTGGATAACTTTTTGTAGCACCTTTAGATGCTTTTATAAGTTGAAGATTCTTTTTATCTATTACCATATCTTGAGCAGCTTGTTTATCAATTATTCTAATTGCATCTGAAACATCTGCCAGTCTACTCTCTAACTTTTGTAGCTTTGTAGGATTTACAAACCTTTCTTCACTAAAAAATCTTAAGGAATCAGCAATATTCCTATGTTCTTTTTGTAGTATTGTTCTAACGTGTCCTCTTGTCAAAGCGTTTTTAACAGTATTTGGATTGCTTGTTGCGTCTGTTTCTGCAACCAAATTAGGTATCTTGAACTCTTGCCAGTTATTTAATGGATTCATATTGAATGCTTTGTGCATTGCTACTCTATCAACCAGTCCATTAACAAGATATCCCGCAGATGTATGTTTAGATACAGCAAGATCAGGCATATCAGGGCTATTATACAATCCCTTTGTCATTACTTCATCTAAAACTTTTCCTCCAATACTATACTCGAATGCAGTATCAGACTTTTCTTTAAAATTCCATATTTCTTTACTTGGTTTTACTCTCCCCTCTCTAAGCTTTTGTAGGAATTTACCTACTTGAGTACTTGAACCAACATCTTGAATACGATCTTGAAAATATTCATTAATAAATTGTCTTTGAAGGTTATCTGCCTTCTTATGTTCTCCTATATATCTTAACATAGATATTTCAGACATTATCTCTCTAGTAATAAAATCAGTAGGGTTATCTAACAGTGCTTTTATCTTTCTATGGCTTGTTTTTAATTCCCATGTTTCAGGTGATCTGCTACCTGCATTATCCCAAGTATCATTAGCCATTTTATTAGCTTCGTTCATTGTTCTTAATATTATTTCAAAACCCAATCGTTGCACATCTTTATTCTGACCTTGCCCATAAGCTCCCTTTTGGGTACCAAATGGAGCATCGTCTCTTACAATACCATCTTTTGAATGCCTTGATTCAATAGATCCAGGTGGAAGAGTATAATCTGCGGGTACATCTCCCCATAAAAAGTAATTTCTTAAAGCATCCTTAGCCATTAATCTATTATATCCACCATGTATATCTACACTATTTTGAAATATATCCATCATCCTATCAAGGACAAGCATATCATTTGAACTTAATTCACCTTTTTTCCCAATATCCTTTAAGAACTGCTCGCCATTATATTCTAGTCCGGCATTTTCCATCCACGATAAGGCACGCCTTGATGATATAATACTGCCAATTGCTTTTCTTGATGTAGATAAATGGTTGGAATATTCAGAAAAACCTATAGCTGATTCATTTTGTCCAGCTTTAAATTTGTTTTTGATCTCCTTTATACCAAATATATTAATATCCCCAGGTGTTATACCCTTTTCTAGCATATTATAATCTGACTTGTGACCCATATCTCTTGCATAGTCCCTAACAAGTTGATGAGGCATTTTCAAATAACTATATAAATGATCACCATCATTATCACGTTGCAATGTTGTTCTAAGATCATGTGCATTTACTTGTATTACCCCATTCATTTCATTGCTATTTATTCTATCTACACGCATGACTGGCTGATCCTTTGCTATCTTAGGAATAGCATTAACAGATGCTCCCAATGCTGGTTTCATTGCTTGTAAAACATCTGGAGCAAGTTTTTGTAAGCGAAGTCTATTTCCCTCTATAGTTACTTCACCGCCAGAAAGCAATCTATGTGCATGAACAAAATCAAGATTGTGATCTCTTATTAAACCACCAAGCTCATTCAATGCTGTTTTTACATTTGTTTTAAAAGATTCGCTAGTACTCATTTTATCGGCAAATGCAGTATTATCTACAGATGTGATATCATTTTGACCACTTCTATTTCTTCTAGCTATATAGTGCTGTGCTGGATCATATGTTTCATAGAAAGAACTAAAAAAATTAAACCCTTCTGAACGATTAGGCCCTTTGAGATTTTTATGTGTATCAAATTGTACTACATGATCAACACCATTTTCATCTCTGAAAACAAATATCTTTTCATTAAGATCTTTCATTTTCTTTCTTGCTGTGTTATCTGGTAATGCAACTCCTCCAAATTGTATAGCTTTATTGTATAATTTATCTCCTAAAGCTGGTGTTCCATTTTCTACTATTTTAGATCTTAACTCAGCAAAAACTGGATTAGAAAGATTACCTTTAACATCAGGAATAATAAAGTTATCTTCTCCATAAGTAGTAGGTACCTTTGTAAGCATTTTATAGTCTTCATTTCTTAATATCTTATCTAACTGAGCCCTGACCAATGGATTATTGGAGGATATACCCATGTCTATCAATTCTCTGGTTAGTCCCATTGCACCTTCAGTATAGACTAAACCTTTAGATTCTCTTTCAGCGAAGACAGCTCTTATAAAATCAGGCCCATCACCTATCATTGATTTTAAGTTCTTTCTTTCTTTTAATATTTCTGTAAGTCCCATCCACTCTGTTGCCCGTTTTACATGACCAGGGCTTTGCCAGTCAAACATGGATGATGATATATTAACACCCTGAACATTCTTTGATGTGAATTGAACACCAAGACCATCAATATTTAAATTCATTAGGTTATCAGGCCCCATATTTTGAAATATATCTCTTGCCCAATTTCGAGCTTGTCCTGTTTGTGAATGCTCAAGAGGTATAATTGGATTACCATTTAAATTATTTCCAGTAAATGATTTAGCAGATGACTCTCCTAGTAATAAGTTGATATTACGATTGGTCATTTTCCTAGAGATTGAAGGTATATAAACAGCAAAACCTTTACCAAGCATAGAATTATCACCAGTAGAGAACATAATGGTCTTTGCTCCATTCCATTCACCTGATCCACCTTTCTGTGCCCATAACAGTTTAGCCAATTTTTCATCTACTATTTTTGCACCATCCAGCATAGAGGATTTAAGACTTTTATAAGAATCAGTAGAAACATCATATATTTGTTTTCCAACAATTTCATTTACAACACTGTTATTTACATACTCGCCCTGAACTTCAGTTAATTTTTCAAAAGATATTCTCCTATTATCAAATGGAGTTCCAGTTCGTTGTTGACTTACAGTATAATCTGCATCTCTATTGAATACTTCATCTGCGATCACACCTACTGTATACTGCATATTATTATTTAATAATAGTTCTGAAAAATCCCTTACAGTTTGATCTGGATGGCGTTGAGCGTTCCATCTAAGTGTTTTTTCATTAAACCTTTGAGTAGTACCACCATCAGATAAATATCCACGTTTAAACATATCTGATTCTATCTTAGCAAGGTTATTCCAATCAGGAGTTGCTTTTGAATGTTCTGCCATCCATGTATCGAATTGACCCGCTCTAGTATAATCTATGTGTTGCATTAACATCTTCAATCTAAGAGATGCATTTGTATTTCCATCGGTAAGAAGATCTCCAAACATTTCAATAAATTTATTTGCTTCTACCTCACTTCTATCTCGTAATCTATCTGCTTTATTGGCAAACCAAAGTTCAAAATCTGAATTCAATTTTTTAACATTACTATCAGTGGCTACAAATATTATTCTTGAACCAGGGGAAGGTCTCATGTAGATCAAGGGAGATATAGGAACCTTTGTTAGGCTTTCCATATACTTTCCATTGGGATCAAACATAAATCCAGAATCTTTCAATTCTTTCACAAGGTCTGTCATTTTTCCCAAACGTAACTGACCATTGATCAATTGTTGTATCTCTAAAGGATCACCACTTTTATAAAAATCAATAGAGAACGTTCTATTCTTTTTAAATGTCCTTGTTGTTATAGTATCATCAAGGTGCCATAGTTCATAAGGTTCGTTTCTATCACCAGTTACATGCAACCGGTCATAAAAATCATCATTAATATTTGATCTAAATTTACCATCTGAATTAAATTCTAATACACCAGCTTTTATTCTAGCTTCTTGCCTAACTCTACCATTTATCAAAGCATTTGCAAGTATATTACTATCCTCTTTTATAAACTTACTCCAAAGATTGTAGGCTTCAGCTGTAGGATTATTATCAAAGATCCTTTTTCTTATCTCCATAAATGCATCTTCAACACTATTGGGATTAGTACGATCACGTATCCTTTTTACAAAAGCAGGATCTATCTCGTTGGGATCTGCCCTATCTACTATCCCATAATCCCTTGCAATATCTTGAAGAGTTCTTTGGTCGTGTTGTATAGTGTTTTTATTTAATGTCTTATTCCATAACTGCTTAGCCGTTTCTGCTATAATAGGATTTCTACTATTACTTAAAACTTGACCTACAATACCTTCATTTACTGACCTGACAACATCCAATGCTTTTGTCCAACTACCTGTTTCATTGTATTCCATTACTAATTCTGAAAAGGTTTTTTCTCTGTCCATAGCATCTGGTCTAAGCTCTCTCAATTTAGCACTTAGATCTTCAACTGCTTCTCTTGCTTGAATTGACTTCAATCCACCACCACTTCTACCAAGAATGGTCATGTTAATGATCTTATTTGTTATACTCTGAAATTCTCTTTTAGCTCTTCCTTCTCGGTTTAATATATCAGCAACTACTTCTTGTACTGATAATATTGCATTAGAATTTTCCTTAACATAGTCTTGTGACATATCACCACGTGCAATAAATTGCTTTATTGTACTAAGATTTGATTCTAAGGAGGCTACCTGATCTTTACTTACTCCCATATCAATAAGGGTTTCTATTTGCACAGCGATCTCATCAAGATGCTTTGGCTTGAGTGAGTTTGTTTCAAATGAGTGCTGTAAATTCTCCATTGCAGTTTTTATACTTACAAGTTTTTCTTGAAGATTACTATTTGAAAATTGTATTTCAGATGTAGCTTTTATTCCATTTTCTAACAGGTCTTTAACAGTTTGATTTCCAATTGCTTTATCAACTGCTAATATTTTTTCTATAGTTAAGGATGAAAATTCTGGCCTACCTGTTTCTATTACAGAATAATCTGCTCTTTCAGCATTAGGCCCAAGTATTCTACTTATTCTATCCAATGCTGCATTGACCTTTTGCTGTGCTTCTAATGATTGAGTTGGTGGAAGATCTCTAGCTAGGTCTGAAACAAATTTTCTACTTGGTAATTGAGTTTTTCCCTCGTGTTGAAATCCAAGTCCTTCAGTACTTACAGCTTTTGCTACATAAACTGCTCTTGGATCAGCATTCTCCAAACCATAAGTTGTTTCTACAAGGTCTACCATACCTTCAGCATAGAAATTTTCTCTATACTGCTCAGGTAGTGAATTAAATCTTTTTGCAAATAAACCTGCAGCTGTTTCTATTTGTTCTATAGTTATTTCAGTATTCTGTCTTTTAGGATCCTTTGTTTTACCCCTATCAGGATGAGATTTCATTAATTCAAATAAAGGTCTTAATGTTTCTTTTGCCTCACTTAATCTAGCAGCATCTTTTTCTCCAACCGGTTTTTCAAATAAATAATCATCAATAGAATCCCTGAATTTTGATTTACTATCAACAAGATCAATTGTATTGAACATTTCAAGCATGGATCTTGATAGATTACCAGCATCTATGTCAGATGTATCTCCTATCAATACCTTTCTTAAAAAATTCTTTGCACCAATTTGAGATGCTCTCCCCATAAAGTCCATATAGGCATTATCCCAAGGACTGTTATACAATCTCTTACCACCATATTCTATATCTATGGTTTCCATCCATTTATCTGCTATCCTATTTAAACCTGAACTAAGTTCATCAATATTTTTTACTTTTAATGTACTTACATCTTGAACATCAGCAGCATCTGCCCTACTCATGGAATTCAATCTTTGCATAACTCTATTATAAGTAAATACACCATCCATCTCCATCATATCTGGGCCTTGTATTAATTTCCCAACTATCTTATTTCTACCTTTAATTGCTGGATCGTAAGAAACTTCAATACCAGCAAAGTCTGCCATTTCTTGTATCATCTTACCATATATATCAACAATTCTATCGGCAGGTCTTTCAGAAAGAACAGCCAGTGTACCCTCCCAACCTACTTGCTTTATAGTTCTACCGTTTTCTACTTCTATATTATCTATACTTTTTGATAATTCATCAAGTGCTTTCTTATTCATGAACCTAGGATCTATCAATTCCTCTGGTTTCATCTCTGGATTACGCATCCTTTTTATCATATTATATACATTTGCAAATTCAGAAACTTTTTTATGGTTGGTTGGACTAAAGTCACCAGCCTTATACGCTCTATTGCTTTTATCAGATAGTACAGTATCAAATGTTTTTTCTATTTGCTGACCTACAGGATCAGTTGCGAATGACGTTCCAAAAGTACCTTCAATTTCATCTCTTGTATAAGTTGCCATTCTTTGTTGAAGGATATCAGGCTTTGCTCCTAATAGCTTCAATGCTTCGAAATATGGGGTGAATTCAGCCATATAAGTACGTTGGGTATCTCTACCCCAGGCTCCCCTACCTTTTGTCATTATAGCAGACATAAAGATATGAGATGCTAATTCTGGCCCTTCCATGTCATTGAACATTCCAGTAGCAAACATACCATGATTCATTGCAAGTACACCTAATCCCATTCTAGGAGCAGATGCAGCAATGTCCATTATATAATTCTTACCCCATTTACTCCTTAATTCTTGACCTACTGCTCCCTTATACTTTTCCAATATCTCATAGACATGCTCCATAGGCATTCTATGTTTTATATTTTTTGCAAATAATGCATTCTCAACAGCATCAGCACCTAAGTATTGAGTACCATCTCTCATATTTATAGTACGATTACCCATACCTTTATTAATTATATCTTTAAAAGAACCTCTTGTCATTATATTTGCCATCCCCCTGACAACATCTTCACCATGTTCTTTTGCTATTTTTTGATAATTTGTACCCTTATATGAATTCCAATAAGCTTTTATACCATTTCCAAGGTTTTCTTTACCACCACCTGGGAAAAATCTTATTGCAGGAAAGGCAAGAGACATCATTGCTGAATGACTTAATGCTGTTTCAGTATCAAACGCTTCCCCTCTTAAATGTTCTGCTATCTTTCCAGCACCAACAGAATGAATACCCATTATCAACATATCTTGAGCAGCCATACCAAGGTATTTAGATACACCTTCTGGTAGTCCCCCAGAAATGCCTCTTTCTACCCATTCAGCAACATCATTTACATACCTTCCATCTGCTAGACCATCTACAAATCTACCAGCTATAAGATCTGCATCTCTCTGAGCTATTTCACGAAGCCCTGCATCTTTGAATGCTTGTTTAACTGCAGTACTACTAGACATAGTAAGCAGTTTTTGTGCATTTGCTGCAGTAGTGCCACCTATTCCTAATTCATTTATCCATCGTATTCCAAGATCATCATCAACTACTTCTCTCAACCCTCTTTGTACATTTCGATCTAATCCTGATACTATTTCATCTGTACTCTTACCAGTCTTTTTCGCAGCAGCGTTAATACCTTTTAATATCTCATTTGTATCTTTAGTAGTGAACTTACCAGCCTGTTTAGCAAGGTCATCAATAAAATTATTACCAAGTCCTCTGGCAACCATTCTTGATCCTCTGCCTAGTAAACCAAATGGCCCTACCGGTAAGAACAAGGATGCACCTTCACCAAGTATCCACCCAGTTCTTTCCATGGTATTCATTTGTTCCCAGTCCTCACCTTGTAGATCAATAGCAGACCATGTAACACCATGTACTGCACCTGCTCCAAAACTTTTAGCAAGGTCTTCAAATGTACCTCTTTCTACAGGTTCTGGTTCTTCTGCTATCAAACCCTCGTATGTAGGGTATTCTATACCTGGAGGAGAAAAGTTAGGAAATGTAGTGACGCCCTGACGAGCACCCTGATTTAATATATTATAATATTCTTCTGGTAAAGGCATTATTCATCAGCAGGTTCAAATGGATTTCTAGGGCCCATACGTGGATCCCATATCGGACTAGACTTATCATAAAATGCCCAAGGAGTTGGCTGTCCAGGAAACATCTCTTCCCAATCTGATTTAAATTCAGGATCCCAAAATCCTGTTTCAGATGGTGTTTGAGAATATAATTCGACACTTGCAGGATCATAGGGTATATCATCTGAATCATATACTGTTTTCAATGTTAAAGCATCTAAACTTGCTAATGTACTAGGATCTATATCCATTGCAAGAGTTAATGAACCTTGATCAACAGATCTTCCTCCCGTATTTCTTGTCCAGTCCTTTTCTCCTTCCCCTACGGGCTCAGTAGCAGGTTCTTTCCAAGCAGTAGGTATGCCTATACCATATTTCTCCATCAATTCCTTAACCTCAGGAGAGAATTCAGGTCTTTCTTGTGTCATGGCTTTATATTCAGAATATTGTTTTAATAAAGATAAAGCAGAACTTTTACCTGTTTTTAGCATATCTCTTGCAACATCTTCATCACCTATACCTACTTTTGATAAAAGTATTCCTCCTGCCCCATATCCTACTTCTTCAAGACCTGGTGCTGGTTGTTGTAACATTGTACTTACTGTCAATGCCACTTGATTATCAAGATCCAACCATTGTTCATCTGTTAGATCTGATCCCTTAGTTCCTGTAAATTTCATAGCATGCTTTTGTGCACGCTGTTGATCTATTGGAGCAGAAGCTACAATGGTTTCAAATTTAGGGCCAATAACTCTATCGAATACAGACTGCAATGAAGAAGGTGCTCTTGAGTATAATTGATTATATTTGCTATTAACATTCTTAGACCAATCTTTTTTCTTTTTTTGCTCTCCAGTTATTTTACCTCTTTCAGTTTCCGTTTGAGTATAATCTGCGATTAATTGATCCAAAGCAGTAAGTTCAGAAACACTTCCTCCACCAGCGACTTCTCCAGCTTCAGTTTTACCAAAGCCTTCTGGATCATCCATCCAAGCTTTAAAATCAGGGCCAAGATCTTCTCCATATTTATCTTCAAGCATTGCAAACATGCTATCAACAGTTGCTTTATCCGTTATGCCCCTGCCAGATATAAAATTTGTATATGCTTCAAAAGCAGATGCCTTACCACCTCCTGGTAGATCAGCCATTGATACTATAGTTTCATATTCTTCTAAAAAATTACCCTTTGGAGCAGTAGGGGTATATGTCTGCCCCATCAATTCAGCATCTAATGCATATGCTTTTGCAGCATTTGCTTCTATATTACCAAGTTGAACATTAAATCCTGGATGAGTTTGAAAAACTTTCTTAAGTGACTCATTACCAGGCATATTAAGATGTGCTAAAAATCTAGAATAATCTGATGATGTAAATGCTTGTTTAGCCGCATTGCCCATTTCTTCTGATCCAAATTGCTCAGCCCAATCAAAATCTGGTGAAGCAGTATATGTTTGCATAGCCGAGTATTGTGCTGTAGCCCTATCCTTTGATTCTTTATTCATTTTGTTAGTAACATCCATAGATAAAGCTTGTCTACGCCATGCAGGCATTTCTTTTGTAAAGGCTGCTCTAAAACCTGCACCAAAGTCTGCTTCATCTACAAAACCTTCGAACTGGGGTAATTGTTTAGCATCCTCTACTAAGGTTTCAAATTCATGCTCTTGTAGTATTTGATTTAAACCAGAATAACGTGCTGCAGCATCAGCGTAATACCTTTCTTCAGCCTGTAAACCACCGATCTGAGTACTTATATCACCTAATTGTGTATCTAATACATTAATGTACTCACCAACACCAGATATCTTATCATCCATAGAGCCAGATAACATTCTTGTTATATCCCCAAGTCCTGAAGTACTATATTGAGGAGCAACATTATAAGTAGTTTGTAATATCTTTTCTTGTGCTCTTTTCTCTGCTTGAAGATCGCTTTTCATACCAAGCATCAAATTCAATTCACCTAATTTTTCAGTTGATTCAATCTTTCTCTCAGCAATACCTATCTGTCTTTCTTGTAAAGCTCTATTAGCAATAGCCTCTTCTCTTTGGATCATAAATTGACTTTCTGCTAGATCTAGTGCTTTAGATTTGGTATAAAGATCTGCTAGTTCAGATAAACCTGCTAATATAAGATCTGATTTAGCCATATAAATACTCCTTATACCCTATCATCACTATATATATTACCGGATCTAAGTAGTTCCTCAAGATCCTCATCTCCATAGAATCCTCCCGGGGATTGAGGTAAATTAGGATTAGGATTAATAGTAACATCATTGTCCTGCATGTATTCTGAGAATAATGTCATTTGTTCATCACTAATTGTTTCGCCAGTAGCAGCCATGTAATCACTATAGATTTGAGCAAGTGCTGACTGAGCCTGTTGTTTAGATTTATATATATCCATCTCTGCTTGTGTTTCAGCACCTTCCATACCAGCCCAAATATTTTCTCTAGCACCAGTAATACCCTTCATTTGTGAAACACCAATATCTTCAGTTCTTCTTATATTTGGAGCATCAGAAGTAATAAGACCAGTTTTGGTTTGTATATTTTGTCCTGCTTGGTATTGAGTACCGAGACCTCTCTGAAGTGCAGTGGTCTTTGTATCTAAAACATTTTCCTGCCTACCAAAACCTGCTAATGTTTGTTGTAATTGATCTCCTATAAATTCTTCAGTTTTCTTTTGCCCTTCTATAATATTTTCTTGAGAGGTACCCAACATTGTCTTCAATTGACCTTTTTGTTCTTTTTCTTGTATTATATCAGGATCATAATCTGCACTAACACCAAATAATTTTTGCAAAGGATCACTTATATATTTATCTGCAATAGATTCAGAACCAAAAAGCCAATCTGTAGTTTTATCCCACCAATTGTCATCATCACCATACTGTGCATAACCAGTTATTTCATTTCTAGGAACATCACTTAATGAAGGATATCCTTTTCTTTGAGCAAGTATGTATTCACCCTTTGCTCCATGTGTTTTCATTATATCTGTTTCAATACCACCTTGTATATGTATCTTCCCAGTAACGCCTTTAACAACCTTACCACCTTCAGACTTATGATCCCCACTACCAAATTTCCCATATTGAGCACCATTGGTATATGCTTTATATGCCTTGCTACCTCTCATGTTAAAAGATCCCAAGCAGTTTTGCCTACTTTATATAAACCACCTGCAGCCATAGCCCAAGGATTTCCTGATCCAATAGCATACGTAGATGCAAGATCACCAGCAGTCTCTACAGTAGCACCAACTTTTTGAGTTTGAGTGCCCTCTCCACCCCATGCACTATACAGATTTGCTGCAGCCATAGCCTCACCAAGACCTGGTGCTGATTTACCAGCAGTTTCAGCGGCTGTTACAGCTGCTACATCTTCACCAACATCAACTGCTTCTACTGCGGACGCAAGATCTTGAGCTGTTTCTGTTGTTTTTCTTATATCAGATGCAGTGTCTAATGTTCCAAATGCTTTTTCAGCACCTTCATATGTTCCACCACCTCTTTTGTATAATTGATTTATCTGGCTTTGAAGACCTTTATATAGACCACTTCCTTTTTCAGCTGCATCCCTTGCTTTCACTAATTCACCAAAGCTATCATATGAAGGTAGGGTCATAGTATCTTCAAGAATAGCTTTATCAACTAGCTCTTTACCCATTCTATTTCTAAGTGACTCAGGAAGATCTGCTTGTGGAGTATCTACTGCATAGTTGCCTTTCAAGATCTGTTGCGTTTCGTAAGCCTCCCTACCATAAATTGAGGGATCAGTTCTTTTGTATGGAGGAGTAAGGTCAGATGTATCTGAACCAACATTTGTATCTTTTGTTGTTATTACTTTATCATCAACCATAGGAGTAGGAGAAACTTGACCTTCTCTTGTATATCCAGAAGGTGCTTGAGGATAATTTATACCTTCAGTTTCTCCACCAAACATCTGCTCTAAGGCATACTCACCGTAGCTATCATCAACATTTGCAACAACATTATTATCTACTCCAGCTTTTAACATATTTCTACTTGGGCCAGGAGATTCAAGATCATAATCTTTTAATTTTGCTCCTTTCAATCTTTCTTCCCATCCAGGAAAAATTTCATCTATAGTTGGAGAATCAGGTCTTTGCCATCCTTCTTGAGAAAGATCCTGACCAGGAGCAGAAATAACCTTAGACGGATCTAGTTCTCTATATATATTTTGAGCTATTCTCCCTCTAGGGTCTCTATATCTTTCAAGTGCTTGGCTATAAAGATCTCTTTCTTCTTTGAACTGACCTTTTTGAATAGCTCTTTGCTCCATAGCCCTTCTTTCTAAATTCTTTTGAAGTTGACCTGGATCAAATTTACCATGCCTAAAATCAGGATCACTAAGCTGACTTATTTGTTGTTTTTCAAATATTTCATTTGACCTCATAGCCCTTTGATCCATAGCTTTTCGCCTTAGATCTTTTTGAAGTCTTTCCAGTGTTGGAGGAGCACCAAGTCGTGTGTCTGGATCTGATAATACATCAATTAATTGTTGATCAGGACTTCTTAAACCTTCAGATGCATAAGCTTTCTTTTCTACTTTTTTCATAAAACTTTCATTACCAGCAGGTGTGATCATTTTGCGTTCTAATAAATCATCAGACAGTATTTCTGATTTAGTTACATCCTTAGGTCTCGATATAGCTTTTTCAACCACTCTATCTTCAGCTTTTCTACTTGCCAACCATCCCTTCAATCCTTTCTTTCTTGGCTTTAGATCATATTTCATACCCGTATCCGAATAAGGATCACGTTGACTTAATAGCAATTGAGTTTCAGCTCTTTCTCCAGCTTCGTACGCTTGAAGCATTTTAGGTACTTGAAAAGCATAACCAATATTTCTTTCCGCCTTTGCTGTTGCTTCCCTTTCTTCTTCTTCTCTTTCACGCTCTTGAGTCTGATATGCTTTTGCATAGACACTAAAAACTGTAGATGCTTCTCTTGGATCGTAGTATGTTGCCATTAGGAAATTTTATTTGGGCATAAATTAATCATAATCAATACAATGCTTCAAGTAGATATTGGGGGATTGGTTATTAACCATGCAAGTATTCTTATCTTACCAGCAGTAGCTGCTGTATTCACAACAACATCTACTGTATCTATGCTTTTAAAATACTTACCTAGCTTTACTCCAGTCTCAGTAGCTGTTGATCCTCTACCAAATGCATTAATAGTGTCTACTCCATGACTCCCAGCAGTACCATCCCAACCATCAATAAAGACATCAGGATTAGCACTTATACCAACATCCACATCCATTGAACCTGCAGTAATAGCTTCTGTAACTATTATCCGAACATCCATTAAATAAGTACCTTTAGCACATATAATAGCTCTTGATGTTCCAGTAGAGCTTATATCTATTTCATCACTTGAATACCACTGAGATGTATATCCATCAACAGCATTGGAGAGATCTTCAAACCTTGACCTTAATATCTTTGATCCGCTTTTAACATATTGAACAACATCTTGCTTGCCAGTTGCTTGGTTAAAGAATGTTCTTATTTCTGGAACACCATCAGTCATTTCATTGATACTTGGCTCTATTGACTTGATACCAGTTTTTCTTTTACGAAGGTTTAGTCTATCCTGCCTTGTAAGGTCTGACATTATTTAATACCTTTCATCCTATATACAATAGTTATATCATTGATCTCAATATCTGCAGCGGGAGTACCTAATGCAGCATCTAATTTTAATCTAAAACTTTTTACATTATTTATTGAAGTAGTAGGCTTTAATTCTGCATTTACCCAATCATTTGTACCGACACTACCTTGATAAAAACAATTATAATTCCCTACATGAGAACCTGTTGTTGAGCCATCTGCATTTATTCTATGAAATGCACCAGACATTGTAGTATTACCATCTGTACCATAACTAGCTGTTAAATAAGTAGCATCTCCTTTATAAGAAACATAAACCTTGTATATCTTTTTTCTTCTTGAGGGATCTCCAAAATCAATATCTTTTGTTATTAGAGATATATTTGCTGAAGCAACAGCAGTATCATTCCATTTTTTTACTGCACCTGCTTCTTCATGATAGACCAGATCTCCATTGATATCATTTACAAAATTTGATTGTAGGTCTGTATCGGTTACTTTCGAATCTCCGTATACCCAACTTTGAGTAACCATATCAAATAAATATATATCTCCAGCAGGTGTTGCATCAGCACTCATTGTAAAGATAACCTGCCTATGTTTTGGTATATAACCTACTTGAGGATTAGAACCTACGAAACTTGACCAGTCTGAAATAACCTGTTTGCTTCTTTTTTCTAATAAATTCTTTACAGTTTTTCCATCATAAAAATAAGCACCCACTTCATTAGCCCAAACAATTCCAAAATCAGTTTTACATACAGCACCCGGACATAGTACACCTTTATGGGTAAATGTATCCTCTAAAAATTCCATATCCTGAGAAACATTAATAAGATGCATTTTTGTTTTTTTAAATTGAAGTATTCTATCTGCATATTCTTCAAGCTTAACTATCTCATCTCCGTCTTGAATACTTGCTTCTATCTTCCTAGAGATAGGAAATACATCAAACTTACCAGGCATTGATTTATACATTGCATCACCTTGCGTAACTGTCCCAATATTTGGAAGTTCACGTCTAACATTACCAACGTATACTTGCCTATTTGCAACTACTGCTGTTTTAAATCCTTCTCCTGCTGCTCCTATATCTATAGATTCATCTGCTTCATATCCATTTATTGCTTCATATGTCCAAGGACTTGGATCTTCTATTTCAATATTTCCTACATAGCAATAAACATTATCTACAAGAGCACCTATTCCAGTTGCATTTTGAAGTGACCAAGCAGTATGCGTTGAAGTTAAATTTTTTCTAACACCATCCTTTAAGTCAATATCAAGTAGCAATGTCCAAGGATCGTCACTGTCCTTTTTTCTTATATAAGTTCTACCACCAATAATAAATGGATCAAATGGAGAAGTACATTGAACATATACAGACCATCCCTTACCAGCATCCATTGATACTCCATTACCTACATTTTCAAATATGTTTGACTCCTGATTCCCCTGGTATATAAATGTTGTTCCTACTTCATAATCAGCCTCTCTCCATGTACCATTAGAACTTGTTTCTATTGATATATTAAATCCTTTTCCTGCTGGTGGATATAATCTCATTGCTTCACCAGACCAGTTTCCTGAATTTGTAGCAGTTGTAAGAACATCATCAGTTGCAGTGCTAATTAAAGCAGCCGAATTGCTTCCAGTAGACGATAGGGCTATATAATCATTATTATCATCTATCTCATCATGCATTCCTGTAAATGCAGTTGAAGTTGGATGGTCAGTAGTAGTTGTATTACCACCGCTATCAGTCCATTGAAGATCTCCGTATAAACCTCTAGTTGGTTTAGCAATATCAACATTTTTACTATACCAAAAATCATAATCATCAGCCAATCCACCTGGGGCTATGCCATTAAAATGAGTATTCTTTATATAACCATACCATTTTGATCTATTTGCTGCTCCAAAATTTCCATCAGATATTCTAACATTACCATCTGCAATATAATAAGTAGGCTTCATTCCAGTAGTAGTACCAAGATCAATAACTTCAGTTACCCAAGCATCAGATGAATATGTATAAATATCTATGTTTGCAGCACCATCTGTATCTGCCATTAATAGATACTGTTCTCCAGTATCATTCATTCCAGTTATTGTATATACATCATTTGTATCCCAATCATCATCAGTTCCACCACTTAATGTTCCTGATATTGTAGTAGCAGTATTATCTGAAATTGTTACACTACTACCATCAGTAATATTATTAACGGTAAAACCTATTAATGCATCTTCTTTCCATGTTCCACTTGAATCAACTAAAACATTTACATTATTAGAACCAGTATGTGTACCTGTAAAATTACCAGAACTTATCTGTGCACCTTTACGGTCATGTGAAAAGTAAAATAATCCATATCCAGCATTTGTTTGAGTGCTATTTGTCCCTGCGGCATGAGCTTCAAATGCTCCCATCAAACGTACCTTACCTGTATTGTGAACAACCATATCAGTACAAGTAGTTAATTCTGTATCGTCAATATCCCTTGGATCGGAAAAGGTATCTAATCCACCTTCAAATCGTTCTATCTTCCAAACTTGCTTAGGCATTGTTATTTTTTACTTGATTTTTTCCATTTTTTTCGCTTATAAGTTAAATACTCTGAAGCTTCAATGGGATTAAAAATTGTCGTTATAAGTCGGTTATCATCATGATCATATTGTGGATCAACTATTGTAACAGGACAGTTGAATATATTCTTATCATCTAGTCCTAATTTGTCTGCATAATTATCCATTATCTTGAATGATGCTACTTGCAATGCGTGACTTATAAGACCTGATGCTGGATCTTTCAATACTTGATATCCTGAAACATGAGTATGACCACAAGTAAGAATGTGGTCTTTCCAACCCATTTGAGCAGCTTTAGCTACACCATGAGCAGTATTCCACATAGAGTTACCCTTGAAAGTGTGCCTTGCATTTATTCTTATTTCTTGACCATTTGGGAACCTTAGGTTCATCCTTGCCCCCCAACGCTCATATAGCCCTTTATGATCACGCATTATGAATTCTAGGGGATCACCATCGCCTGACCAGACATCGTGGTTTCCTGCTACCAAATAGAGCCAATTAAGCTTATTTACAAAGTATTCAGTAAGTCTCCAGGATTCTTTAGCAGAGGTGGATTGCTGTCCATATAATGCAGCTAATCTTCCTATCCAATTATTCTGTATATCGCCAAGATTACCAGCATACATACCTTCTGTATTGTTTATAACATCCATGAACATTATGATCTGAGATAGATCTGTCCCATCATCATCAACATGAGGATCGCCAAAATGAGCTATACCTATTGGCCCATCTGACTCTATATTTATATTGACTAACCTTCTTGTTTCTTTAGATGACTTCTTATAATCATACTTTTTCTTCCTATGAGCAATAAGCTCTTCAATAGGCATGTCATCTGGATCTTTATCCTCAACCGTAAAAGGAGAGGATTCTATTATTTCAGGTTTTAGTGTTTTTCTATAGCAAGTATTGCAATACCATTGCTGTTTTTTGCTGTTCTTATAATAACTCCACCCATCTCGTCTAAGAGATCTCCCCTTGCACCTAGGGCATGCGATGAGATTGTCATCGTTGTCCCTGGTGAAATCTTCTCCAGGCATTAATCTCGTATCTCTACATGGACTAGATCATCAAACTTATTATCTTTTATTTCTCCATCAGAATCCCAGTCTCCACCCCAACGGATCTTTAAACCTAGTGCATGTCCTATACCTCTTACCATGCCACCCATGTAATGAAAGCGTTCTCTATCGTTCCAGTCTATCGGGTAAGGAGCGAGATCAACAGCTTTTCCTTCCATGTGTTTGGAATACTTTACTTTAGTTTTCCCTTGTGCTAATAATTCCTGCTGCCGCTCCTTACTCCGTAACCCTTCAATAATAGTTACATCCATTATCTTTATTAACTCATTCAATACATTAACTAATCTAGCGTCTACGCCTTTTAGTCTTGTTCGACTTCTTTTTCCGAACCTTGGCATTTGAACTCCTTTTTTTTGATGGCCTACCTACTTGGGATCCGTATGTACCTTTACCTTGTGGCATTATTTACCTTTAAACAACCCTTCAAGAACATCTGTTACCACGTCAACTACCTTTTCAAAGAAGATCTGTTCTTTATCTTCACTAACAAATGGTATGTCAACTCTTTTATTGATCGCAGTAGCAATCTTTTCTGTCATTTCTTCAGAACCTAAATGCTTTACAGCTTCTTCTTGCATTTTTTCTGCTTGTTCCTCAGCTAATCTAACCAACATTGATTTAATATCCATGTTTTCTCCTTATTTTATAATTCCAAATAAAACCGTTAATAAAGCCATACCACCTAGCATATAACTACGCCAGTTCTCTAATGCCCTTGTTCTACCATTTGATATCTTTAATTGTTCTTTTATATCAGGTAATTCCCTATTTAGAATTGATTCTATTCTAGCAAGTCTTTCCTTGACATCATATCTATATTTATCTATGGGATCATAATCCATCTTTAACACTCTTTATTTCCATTATTTCATCTCTAAGTTTAGCCATCTTTTCATTATGCTCTATCTTCATTTCTAAAGCTTGTACTCTTAATTCCATCTGATACCAGCCCCAAGCGACTGCTCCAAGTACGCTAATAATATTAAAAATAAACTTTGCATCTAACTTAATGCCGCCCATTGATTCTGCTCATAGAGCCTTTTAATTCTGATACTTGGTTATCAAGGTCATTGATCTCTTTAGTAATAGCATCAAACTTACGATCTAATTTATCATCAGATTGATTCCATCTATTAATTAATTTAATAACCATACCTTCCATATTCTCTAGAGTTTCAGACTGACCTTTATTCTCAATCTTTAAATTTTCCAATGCTTGTTGTTGAGATTCTGATTTTTTAGATAAAGACATTACAAGATAAACAAACATGACTCCAACCACGCCTATCATACCTGCTTCGCCATATACTGCCATAAAATCCATTTTATTTCTTCTTCTTTTTATTAGTTAGTTTTTGATACCACTTTAACTCTTCTTCCATTTCGATATATCTTTGTTGCTCTTCTACAATATGCTTTTCCACCAACTCTGTAATAGTTGTATTAGCTTCATCAAAATTTCTTTCAAGGTTCTTAATGCGAGTTTCAATTTGCCAATACCCATAGACCAACATTCCAATAAGAACTGCAATTTGACCGAGCCACTTAAGGTTAATGCTAACAATGGCATTATCATCAAGAACAGTAGCACGATAACTTCTGGCGGTATCAGGTTTTTCACTCACTTAACTTCCCAGCCACAAACTGACCAACCAGAATCACATCCAGTAATACTAATCAATATAAACATAATTAATAGGTATGTTATAGCTCGTATTAACAACTTCAAAATCTCCATTATTTAATTTTTTTATTGTATAAATCACTTAGAACTCCAAAATATTGATTTAAACCAATTCTTAATTCTTTGAATCAAAGTAGGCTTTTTATAGCCCAACTTTCTCTTCAATCTTTCTATCCTTCTCACCCTCTGTAAGCTATGCATGTCGCTGTAGAATTTGTATGATTGATTATACCACTAAAATTACCATATAATATTTCACCTGGAACCATATAGAACCAAGCTGAACTAAGACTATCACCAATATTAGATGTAACCTTTAATTGTAAATACTCAACAGCTGCATCACCACCACCCTTACCAAGTGCCTGTATCGCTATCCATGCTCCCTTATCTGGTTCTGATGTATTTGTATTATGCTCTGCGATAAGATCAAAACCATTTTGACCTATAGCAAGCGATGTCGCTTCAGCTGAGGTATATTCTCTTAATCCTTTAGCCATTCTTTACTCCTATTAAACCTTTAAATGCTTAGACACTTCTTTATTCACATGTAATTTAGGAACAATTCTTGAAAGAAGTTCTGCTTTAGTTTCACTAGAACCGTAAGAGATCCCACGTTTATCATAAAAATCTTGTATCTGTGATTTAGTATTAGAATTTGTAGGGTAATCTTCTTGGGATGTAGCAACACCATTTATCAAATGATGCTTGCCTATGATCACCCTACCATGTCCATCACTATGTTTTTTTGCACATTCAGATACATAAAATTCTTCTACTACCTTAAAGCTATTACTCTTCTTTTTAACCTCACCATCTACATCTACAAAGTATGAATAAGCCGAAGGATAAGCCAGGGTTTCCGTAGTTCCATCAGGATAAGTTTTTACACGGGTAGTACCCGGAGTCGTATTTTTATGGACTCTAACGTGATGTCCCTGGCTACACCTTCTTATGATCATTCTACTACTTTAACCTCTTCTTCTAATGATGCACGAAGCATATTAATAAATGCTTCTTTACCAACTTGTAACTGATCAGCCATAAAAGTATTAGTATTCTGCTTGTTTTGCAGATCATTTATATGATTTACCATCATTTTTTGCTCATCAGTCATATCCTCAATAACATACTCTTTGTCATCAAGATTCAAGACTGGCTTCTGTTCTTTTTCTTTTTT